TCATACTGCTTTTTTACCAACAACGATCCACTCTTTACCGCGATCATCATTGTATCTGTCAGTCATTTTCATTGTTTTGTGGCCCAATAGTTTCTGGGTGTCTATCCCTTGCTCACGATACAAGCGCTCGGAAAGAGATCTCTGTTCATGGAAAGTTGGTGCTGTTCCCTCTTCCCAGGTAAGACCGCTTTTATCCCGTGCTTTCTTGAACGTTGAAGTAAGTGTTTTGGCTGACACTTGGTCACCACGACTAGCCTGTGAGGTGCTATGGCGAAAATGAACAAGGTATTTACTCACCACAGCATCTCTACATTTTGAAATAACATCACTCAGAGTAATATTTAACGCTTCATTTCTGAGAGAAAGGGGAATGGCTAAACGAGTTCCTGTTTTCTCCTGCTCAATATGCAGCATATCATCCCATACATCCGAAAACTTCATATTGCAAATATCTCCAAGGCGTTGCCCTGTTACAATGGCAAGCAACATTCCACATTGCAAATAAGGTTGTTGTTGTTCGGCAGATGTATAAATAGCCTCCCATTCCTCCAGAGATAGCCTTTGTCTGCTTATCTTATTTCGTGGCTGTTTCGTTGCTTGGGCAGGGTTGTATCCTGGTGGAACGTGACCAGCATGTTGAGCCTCTTTAAAAACATCTATTAGTACCATGCGTACAACTTGAGCCATCCTGTTATGACCCTCTGCCTTAACAGCATCTGTTATTTCGGAAATATCAAGTGCTGTTATATCCTTAAGATATTGCATACCACAATGTTCACGAAAAAGACGGATTGGTTTAGCTTTCTGTCGAAAAGAGTTTGGACGCAGTTCGTTGTGTTTCAATCTTTCCACCTGCACCAATTCATATTTGTCGAGCCATGAAGAAACTGTAATATCCGTGCGGTTTCCTTTCATGCGTGCCAGACGCTCGTTAATACCAAGGATCTGCCTGGTGCGCTGCTCTGCAATAATCGTATTTGCTTCACTTGCCACCTGCTTTGCTTCAGCTTCGTCCGTGCCTAGGCTATGAAAACGACCAGAGATAGGGTGTTTGTATTGCCAGTAAACCTTTCCGGTACGTTTATCAAGTTTGCAATATAGGTTTGGAATAGTGATTTTATGGGTACGCGGTCTAGCTGCCATCGCTAATTATCCGTCTCAGTTTTGGGTTAACATTTATTGGAAGTTGAGGTTCAGCAACTACACCTATAAAACGAGCCTCTTTGTCAACCATCCAGCGCCGCCCGACTCTCATCGGTGGTGGTGCTATCATCTGGCCTTTAGCATATTTTTTTAATACTCGCTCGCTAGGGGCTTCACTACCGAATTCATCTTTTGCCCATTCGAGTAAAGAGACCATACGTGACATTTCTTCTCCATATACCGGCTGCAACCGGCTTAACTTCTACGATACGTACAAGATGAGCATCCTCCACGAATGCCGTCATTACATTTTTTACATAGCTCGTGGTCTGCCTCTCCTGTAATTGCTACGTAAGTTTGAACTGGAACCAACACTGGCATAGGTACGGCCAGGACATGGTGGCGAAGTGTTGACACTTCATCGGCTAATTCCATTAACCGCGAATGAAGGTCTTTTGCCTCCGCCTTATACCAAGCTAAATCATCGCGCATGCGCCGCCAGCGACGACGCTTTAATTTGCTGGTCATAGATCAGCACCACATCTCCCGCAGCGCTCTTGGCCGCTCATGTCGTAGTAGGTAGCACCATCGTGCTTGCAGTCTGTCCATTCAGACAGATCAGACTCGAGTTCCTCGATACGCTGCTGCGCCTTCTCCAGCGCCTTTACCAGCGAGGCGAAGTATTTACGCAGCACCCGAGCGTATTGAGTAGATGGTGTGGGGTACTCGCTGATCTGCTTCAGCTGGGCCAACGCATCATTAATTTCAGGCTGTGTAAATTCGGTGATATCAGTTGTCATGCTGTCGCTCCTTTCATGAAAATTACCCAGTGTGTTTTGTCGGCTTTCCCGGTGCGCTGCCAGATGGCTGGCTTCTCGTCGGTGAGCGCCAGAATCTGGCTAACCGGTATCTGGGTTTCATTCCATTTGAAGATGAGTACGCCGTGTGGCCGCAGCACTCTGAACGCTTCTTTGAAACCCGCACGCAGGTCATCGCGCCAGGTGTATTTGTTCAGGCGACCGTATTTCTTACCCATCCAGGCGTTTTCGCCAACTCGTTCAAGATGCGGCGGGTCAAACACGACAATGAAGAAAGAGGCGTCAGCGAACGGCAGCGCACGGAAGTCGGCGATAATGTCCGGGCTGATAACTAGGCTGCGCCCGTCGCACAGGGTGTGCTGCTCGGAGCGAATGTCGGCGAACACTGCACGCGGGTCCTGTTTGTCGAACCAGAACATGCGGGAGCCACAGCACATGTCAAGAATGGTTTGCTCAGTCATTCCAACACTCCAATTCGTTCTCGATCTCTTCGTCGATTTCGTCAGTAGTTGCGTGGTGGTTTAGGTAATCCAGCGCCTCTTTATGGTATTGGTTGCGACGTTCGCTGTACCAGGATGCAAATTCTGGCGACCAGCCGTGCGCGACGCCGTCATAATCAACTTTGGCGTTTTGTGATGCCATCTGCTCAACCATGCAGTCTGCTGTTGTGAGAGCGCAGCTGCGGATATAACCGCGCAGGTCGCGCTTGCGCCAGACCATGCTATATTTCGAGTCGCAGCGGCGTTTAAATTCAACTTCCCAGCGCCGAATGCAGCGAGATTTAAGTGATTTGCTCATGCTGTCCACCATTCAATAAACATGCAGATACCAACGGTTACTACGGCAATCAGCACCCAGCAGATCACATCGAACAGGGCTGCGAACCGACGCAGGGTGTATTTGCTGTAATTCTCAGGTTCAAAATTCATTGCGCCTCCCCGAGCACCCAGCGCAGAGCCTCGGCATATTCACCGCTGGCATCTTCGAGGGCTTTTGCAATTTCCTTGCGTGATTTGATACGCGGCTTTGCTTCACCGAGTATCTGACGTTGCCGACGGGCTTTTTCGTGGCCTTTGGTACCAGCTGTCGCCAGCTCGATTTCTGCCACTTTTGTCCGCTGTTCTTCAGGTGGGAGCGCACCAAGCTGACGCGCCTGGGTAACGGTGACAGTTCCGGACTCCACTGCATCCCGAACAGCCTGGGTGGCATCCAGCAATGACAGCGTTGCGCGTACGGTCTGGACACTCACGCCAAACATCAGCGCTAAATCGTCCTCGTCGTGGCCGCGCTCCAGCGCATCAGCCATTTTCTTTGCTCGGCCCAGCGGTGTATCTGCCTGGCGGATTTCGTTAGCACTTACCATCGCCTGCGCCATGCGAATGGCGGAGCCACGTTTAGCGACTGCCGGAACCAGTAACGGTTCTTTGCCTTCTTTCGTCAGACGCTTGTTAGCTTCCAGTGTATGGCGCACACGCTGGCGGCCATCAACCACACAAGACAGCCCTGTCTCCGGGTCTTTCCAGACGATAATCGGCTCAAGAACGCCCTGGTCCATGATGTTCAGCACCATTGCCTCGCTGATAGGCAGGTGGATACGCTCATCGTAAAGCGGGTGCGTTTTGTCGGTAACCAGATGCAGGTTTTCAGGTTCGAACGTCAAAACGTTCGTTTTGCCACTGGCGCCGTATACAAGCTTTGAGTCTTTAGCCATCAGAGAGCCTCCACGTTACGGAAGCTTGCGGGGCAAATTGCTTTCAAATCGCGCATAGCCTCTAGAACATGCATATTTGTGCGATTCTTGGTGTCTCGCTCGGTCAGACGATCACACTCTTTCGCCCATGATTTGACCTCAGCGAGAAGGGCGTCACGTTCGGTGCGCGTCTGGCGCAGAGCTACATTCGAAACATCGAGGACGGTAGCCAGTTCCTTGATGATTGCTGCCTGTTCTGGTGGCATAGTTTTGGCTATTTCGTACGCCTGTTTAATCAGTTGTTTTGCTGTCTTAGCCATCTCTTATTCTCCATCTGACGCGCTGCAACGCGTAAATTTAGGGTGCAGCAACCCAACCCATGAGAGTGGGTGAATAGCTGGTTAAAATTTCTTGCTGATGGGGAGCCGCCACTGCAATGGCGGCACGTTAGTTCTCCACACAACTGGAAGCGCACTCCTTCAGTTACAAACCGATCCCCACCGGAAGAAGGGGAATGCGCTTCCATGTTGTGTTCTGTTCATCCTTGTCCGTAAGTTGCGTCATGTGCCGACGAGTAGAAGATAATCATAAATTGCGATTGGCGCAATAGTTATGTGCGTAAAGCGCAAATTTAAGGCGAAAAAAAAGGCCTCGAATGAGGCCTAGTTTATGATGATGAATGCTATCCATGCCGTTTAAAGGACTGAGACTGGCTTATTAAAACCTTTCCATAGATATAGAATCTGTGCTCATTCTCTTTAGTAATATTCCATTCTCTATAACGAGGGTTATCAGAGATGACTAGCAGTTGGTCTGGTATCATCTGCAAGCGTTTAACATAAACTTTTCCATCAAAACCAAAGACGTAAATCCCATCCCCATCGAACTCATTGATAGTTACGTCCACAAAGATTAGGTCGCCAGGCTCAATCGTTGAGGCCATGCTATCACCGCGAACGTTGATGACCTTTACTCCAGATGGAGTCCTGCCACCAAACATTGCCAATGCCTGATCATTGCTGAACTCGATAGCATGAATGACATCTATGACGTCGCTACCGTGTATATGTCCTGCCCCGGCGCTTGCGCTCACATCAAGTACCTCGACTCTGTATACATCCACTTTCTTTACGGGAGATGCATATTTTTCACTGTTTATATGTACAGTAGTATTATTTTCGTCAGAGGTAAATAGGTCAGGTACACTTACGCTTAAAGCTTGAGCAAGTCGGTTAAGTGTCTGTTCTGAAAACTGCTTTTGTTTACCAGTTTCAAGCCTGGAAATATTGGCAGCATCAACGCCCACAGCTTCTGCAAGCTCTGCGATTTTAATGTTCTTCGCTAAGCGAAGTTGTCGTATGCGAGATCCTATTTTCATTCACTCATTACATGTTTTTTTTGCGTTTCGTGCAAAGCAACTTGCGCAATTCGCTAGTGCGGAATAACATGCGTAACACGCAAAAATAGGAGGTATTATGCAATCACCATTAAGAAAATTGCGAAAATCGCATGGCATGACCTTATTGCACGTTGCAACCGGGGTACAGGTAGATCCTGCAACGTTGAGCCGCATTGAAAGATGCGAGCAAGTCCCATCTGTCGAACTGGCCGAGAGATTAGCCAAGTTCTTTAGAGGAGAAATAAGCGAATTACACATTTTGTACCCAAGTCGCTATCAAACAGATGACGTACCAAGTGCAAATAATCGTACTGCTTAAGCGGTTTTTCGATAACTACAAAAGGAAAATCAATATGGTAGAGCCAAACCTCAAAGAAGCCGTCAAAGCGATGTGCAAAGCATATCCGGGCGGCCGCGAAGCAATGGCTGGCGCCTTGGGTATGACCGTCACGCAGTTCAACAACAACCTCTACGAAAAAAACGGCTGTCGTTTCTTCGAAGTCAGCGAGTTGGAAGCGATGGAAGACATTTCCAACACGTCGTTACTGGCTGACTACTTCGCTCGCCGCCGTGGTGCTCTGCTGGTGGATGTTCCGCACCTGGAAGAACTTGATCGCGTGGACTTGTTCAGCCGGGCAATGCGTACCTCTGCCGCTAGGGGACAGGTTGATCAGATTATCGAACAGGCACTTGAGGATGGGGTAATCGAAAGACATGAAGCTGAAGAAATCATGGTGCATCACCGCCGCCACCTGGCTGCGCGTGAAGAAGAGATCGCGGCAATTATCACGTTGTTTGCACGCAAAAAGAAGTGACGCCAGCGAGTTGCAGCTCCTGGCGTCGTGGCGTGTCGTTATCAGTGGAGATTACTAACGCATGAACAGTTTATCAACACAATACCGCAGGTCGCAACTTGTAGCGCGGCCAGTTCCTGGTGGAGCAGGGCCGGTGCAGTTCGTGTATGGGGTAAGAGTACCAGGCGGGTTCGAGCCTGTCTGCTACCAGTTTGCTCAGTGGGTGGTAGGGGACTTTAACGGCCAGGCGGAGAAAGTATGCGAGAGCTCAATCGATGGTTCAGAGATCACTACGGCGTCCCGGTCAGGGTCATACGCTGGGAGCCCCAAACACACCGCGTTATATACCTGCGCGAAGGGTATAAGCACGAGTGTTTCAGCCCCCTCGAGCAGTTCAGACGAAAATTCAGGGAAATAGAGGGGTCTTATGAGCCTGTTAATGCCATCAAGGCCGATAGTCATCAATCCTGACCTTGCCTATAGCATCGGCCTGAATGAAGCCATTGCGCTGCAGCAGCTTAACTACTGGCTGCAGGAGACTAACTCAGGGCTGGAGCGTGACGGCGTACGCTGGATCTACAACACGACAGAGCAATGGCTGGAGCAATTCCCGTTCTGGTCTGAATCCACTCTGAAGCGCACCTTCACCCGGCTGAAGAGCCTGGGCGTGCTTAAAGTTGAGCAGCTGAACAAGTCCCAGCGCGACATGACGAACTACTACACGATCAACTACGAAAGCGAGCTTTTAGATGAGGTCAAAGTGACCAAATCGAAGAAGTCAAAATGCGCCGTTCCATCAGGTCAAAATGACACGATGGAAGAGGTCATTGTGAAACGCTCCACCGGGTCAAAACGAACCGCTGTCATCAGGTCAAATTGGCACGATGATCTTACAGAGAATACAACAGAGAGTACTTCAGAGATTACAGGTAAAGACTCTTGTCCGGTTGCGCTGCAACCAGACCAAACCGATCCGGCAGATCTCGTTCTGGATCATTTCAATCGGGTAACCAATTCGACCTATGGCAAGGGGGGACGAACCAAAACGACGCTGGGTTATATCCGGGGCCGCCTGGCCGAAGATTACAGCCCTGAAGACCTGATGCTGGTGGTTGACTACCTGAACACGAAATGGGCTCAGGATCCGAAGATGAGCGACTACCTGCGGCCCAAAACGCTGTTTGCTCCTGAGAACTGCGTCGAGTATTTCGACAAGGCCAAAAAATGGGAGGCCGCCGGACGCCCAGCCTGGACTGGCGGCAAGTGGGTGAAACAAGACACGGCGTTCAAGTCCAGTTATTCCGACGTGGATTATTCAGTGCCAGCGGGGTTCCGTTCATGAGTAAGCCATTTTTGAAATGGGCTGGTGGAAAGTATACCCAGCTGGCTGACCTGTTTGTGCATATCCCGGCAGGGAAACGCCTGATAGAGCCATTCGTTGGTGGTGGGTCGGTATTCCTGAACAGCGAAAAGCACGCAGATTACCTGCTGGCGGACGTTAATCCGGACCTGATTAATCTGTATCAGATGTTAGCGGTGGTGCCGGATGAAGTGGAACTGAAGGCCCGCTGGATGTTCGAGCACATGCGGTCACCAGATGGTTATGAGCTGATCCGTTCCGAGTTCAACGCTCAGACGCTGGATGCTACTGAACGCGCAGCTGCATTCCTGTATCTCAATCGGCATTGCTTCAATGGCCTGATGCGCTACAACCAGGCGAACAAGTTCAATGTGGGCTGGGGAGGCTACAAGGCCCCGTATTACCCGATGGATGAGATGAAAGCCTTCGCGGATATGGCGCATAACTGCGTATTCATGACCGCTGATTACCGCCGGACAATCAGCCTGGCCGGGAAAGGGGATGTGGTTTACTGCGATCCGCCTTACGAACCGATGCCGGGAACAACCGGATTCACCGCCTACGCCGCTGGTGGTTTTAACTGGGAGAACCAGGTAGACCTGGTGAAGCAATGTGTATCTGCCTTTCACCGTGGGGCTCGGGTAGTAATTTCAAACTCATCTGCACCGAAGGTTCTCGACCTGTACCGGGAGCTTGGTTTTAACCTGCAATTTATCAACGCGCGCCGTTCGATTTCCTGCAAAAGCAGTACGCGGGAAGTCGCAAAAGACGTTGTAGCGATCCTTTAAGGGGGCTAAATGAAACTGACTTTACCATTTCCACCGAGCGTAAATAGTTACTGGCGCGCCCCGAGCAAGGGACCGCTGAAAGGCAGGCATCTGGTTAGCGAGACAGGGCGCAAGTTCCAGCAGGCAGCGAGAGCGGCGATTATTGAGCAACTGCGAGCCGTTCCCCGGCCATCCTCTGATCTGGCTGAGGTTCACATTGTGTTGTATCCGCCGGATCAGCGCCGTCGGGATATCGATAACTACAACAAAGCTCTGTTCGATGCCCTGACCTTAACCGGCGTCTGGGAAGACGACAGTCAGGTTAAGCGCATGCTGGTGGAGTGGGGGAACATCGTGAAGAAAGGGAAAGTAGAAATCACCATCCGACGTTTTCGTGCAGTTGTCTGACGTGGAGATGATATGAGAGCACTACTAACCCCTGAGATTGCCCCACGCATGGGCGTTGTTCTTCTTCGCCCAGGTGCTGATCTCATGCCGATGTTTAGGAGAGGGCGGGTACTGATTGAGCCTGCACCGGAAAAATACAGCGACTACGCAACCGGCGCCATCCCTCCCGCCATGCAGCCACTGGCAGAAGACCCGGTTTTGAAGCCAGTCTTCGAAAACAAAGACGTCATTCTGCGCGCGGGTGGTATCAGCTCGCTGGAGGCCGAGCTGGAGCGTCGTTTTGAATGCCAGTATCCCCACGGCTCATGGCACAGCGAAAATTTTACGTTGTTCCGGCATGAGCCTGGCAGCATCCGCCTTTGCTGGGCCTGCGATAATCTGCTGCGTGATCAGTACACAGAGACGCTGGCAGGCATTGCGCGTGGGAACCTGGTATCCTGGCTGATAACGGTCATCCGCTCACAGCTGGGGTTCAACGAAGACCATCAACTGACGATCCCGGAGTTGTGCTGGTGGCTGGTAATAAACAATCTGGCGCACGTCATCCCTGAATCGCTGGCCCGGAAAGCCCTGCGATTGCCGGAAATAAAGCATCAACCGGTGATGAAGGAGAGCGATATTGTGCCGGAACCAGCGGCGAGCGAAGTGGTGCAGAAAAAGATTCTCGGTCTTCGCGTAGATCCTGAAACGCCGGAATCATTCATGCTGCGACCAAAGCGCCGCCGCTGGGTAAACGAGAGCTGGACGCGCTGGGTTAAGTCTCAGCAGTGTGTCTGCTGTAACAAACAAGCAGATGATCCCCATCACCTGATAGGCCACGGACAAGGTGGAATGGGAACAAAAGCGCATGACCTGTTTGTGTTGCCGCTTTGCAGAGCGCATCACGACGAGTTGCACGCTGACACCGTGGCATTTGAGGAGAAGCACGGCTCACAGCTGGAGCTGCTGTTTCGATTTCTGGATCGTTCGCTGGCAATTGGCGTGCTGGCATAGTGGAGAACGCATAATGATTAACCCGTCCGAGGTTGGAAAAGCTGGTGAAATGGTCAGGCTGAAAACGCTGGAGGCAATATGGATTCAAGGGAAGCTGCGCATGTGGGGCCGCTGGTCCTACATCGGCGGCGGTAGTGGTGGAAATATGTTCAATCAGCTTTTGGCGTCAGGGAAGATAACGAAGACTGCTATAAACGATGCTTTGCGCCGTATGAAAAAATCAGGCATTACCAAGCCAGAGCTGGAAGCGTTCTTTAAGGAAATCCTCAGTGGTAAAAATAAAAGCGGTCTGGCTTTTTGTACTGACGAGGAAGGGTTGATAATTGATTCTGTGCTTAGTGCTCAGCTTGTGCGTTCCGGTAATAAAGCTCTCTATAAGTTAATCAAGGATCGATATGTCTACCGCATGAGTAAGAAGGCGATGGCGAAAGAGCTAAACGAAAAGCATCCAGAATGGTGCTTGCGGACTTGTGAGAGTAGGATCGATGTTTGGCTAAATCTTGCAGAATCGATGCTTTACGCACCAATGTGTGACGCATTCGGCACAAATGGCGACAGATTTTACTTGAATAGTTGCGCGGAAAGTGCTTGAATTGTGATAGGCTCGGGACGTTAAAGCGAACTGAGCAACTGAACAGAAAAAAGAAACCCGCCATTGTGCGGGTTTTTCACATCTAGAGCAGTCCTATAGCCCCACCGGCAATAGCAGTAAGCAATGGGTGTTCTGCTAACTTTCTTAGCAGCCCCTTTGCCTCTTCTTTCTGCTGTGGCGTACCCTGTGAGCTATTTATTAAGTTATTCAGAGTTTCGATGCTATTGGTAATCTCCTGACGGTTATGATCTCCAATCTGGACATTTCCTCCGTGAATGTTGATTTGCTGTGAAGAGACAGCAGGTTGAACCTTTTTGGGACCAACTTTGAGTTGGAAGTGTGGACCAAATCCGCCAATGCCAGTGTCGTAAAAATTAGCCTTATAAATTTCCTTATGTTCTTCCTTACCGTTTGGAAGGACTCGAATAACAGTATCTCCGTCATCAATGTCGGCCATTTTGTCGTTTACGATAACTGTATCCCCTGCAAACTTTGCCTTATACGGACCGCATCTGCTGCCATCACTTTTTAAAATGTAGGCATCATCTTTAGCTGTAAGCATCTCTACTCCTGTGTGAAGTCATTGCCAGAAAAAGCTGGCGCTTAACATATACCGTTAAAATGGAAAGGAAGTGTGAGATACCGGTCAAAAAAGGCAATTCAATAAAACACAAGAGAACCTGGCATCTAGATGCTTCGGTGACCATAAATTTCAGGCTTCGGGAATCACTCCGTACTTACCCTTTGATATAAGAGCCCGCCAGCCTGATCCCTTTCCAATACCCACAGCACCCCGTTAACCCGGAGGTGGAGAATATGAAAATGCCAACTAACCCGAGTAACTGGCCTGATCTGCTGGAGTTGCTGCAGAGCTGGTGGCGCGGAGACACGCCGCTGGGGGCCGTGCTGCTCTCAGTTTTTATGGCGGGTCTACGTATCGCCTATGGCGGCGGCGGCTGGAAAAAGATGGTTCTTGAAGGGCTTCTGTGTGGGGCTCTAACGCTGACATTCGCATCGGCGCTTGAATACTTCGACTTCCCCAAAACTCTCTCAATCACCATTGGCGGTGGGGTTGGGTTCGTAGGCGTAGACGCCATCAGGGCGTTTGCAATGAAATATCTTGGCAGCCGATTCGGTATCGGTGGCGGCGATAACAAGGCTTAACCATGACAGCAGATCAAATTATCGAGGGCATCCTCGGAAAGGAAGGGGGTTATGTCGATCACCCCTCTGATAAAGGCGGGCCAACCCGCTGGGGCATCACGCAAACTACCGCCCGTGCACATGGCTACACCGGTGATATGCGGAACCTGCCCAGGGAAGCAGCAAAGCAAATCCTGCTGAGCGATTACTGGACTGGCCCCCGGTTCGACCAGGTGGCGAGTTTGTCTACGTTACTGGCAGATGAGCTTTGCGACACTGGGGTGAACATGGGGCCATCGGTTGCCAGTAAGTTTTTCCAGCGCTGGCTGACGGCATTGAATATGCGCGGGAAGCTTTATCCCGATCTTATCCCGGATGGAGCCATTGGCCCCCGAACCATCACCGCGCTTAAGGGATATCTTTCCGCCCGCGGGAAAGAGGGTGAACAGGTTCTGTTGCGTGCGCTGAACTGCAGCCAGGGTGCCAGATATCTCGAACTGGCGGAGGGCCGCGAAGCCAACGAGGATTTTCTCTACGGCTGGGTTAAGGAGCGTGTCCTGTGAAGATGATCATTTTCGCTTTGCTCGTGCTGGTGGCTGTGCTCGTTCTGTTACTTCTGCGCAAATATACCCGGCTGGAGTTCGTAGGCCATGCCAGCCTGCTGCAGAAAACGTGGTCTGTAAAGCTGGGGGCTATCGGCGCACTGGTTGGCATGTGGGCGCAGTCGTTCCCGGATGCTGCACTGCACGCCTGGGCGGTACTGCCGCCGGACATTAAAAACATTCTGCCTCCAAACATCGTGGCGCTTATTAGCCCAGCGCTGGTGGTGCTTGCGGTGCTATCGCAATACATACGCCAGCCAGCATTGAAAGCTAAGGCCGACGAACTGAAGGGGCCGCAGCAATGAGCTTCGAAATTATTGCTGGGCTGGTGGTCGTCATCCTGGGTGCGATCGCTGGCGCGTTCGGCATCGGCCATGCACGCGGAACAAGCAAGGCAGAAGCCAAAGCCGAGCAGCAGCATACCGAAGAGAAAGCAGCCGCCAGTATTGCTGTGGCAGAACGTAAAGCAGAAGCCACGAAAGGGGCTAGTGATGTTGAAGAGAGCGTTAAGCGTATGGGTGATGACGATGTTGACCGCGAGCTGCGTGAGCTCACCCGCCCCGGTAGTCGTTGATACGGCCTGCAGCTGGGTGAGGGTCATCTACCTTACCGACCACGATATCGACGTGCTGGATATGCAGACCAAGCGCGATATGCTGGCTCACAACAAAGCAGTGCGGGCCAACTGCCCGCAGTTATTACTCAATACAACTTTGCAATAGTGGGATTTGATGTAATCGGCAAAACAGTAACACTGCGCAAATCAGGAAGTCATGGTAATGTTATTGTTTCTGAACAACGGGTAGCCAAATGGAAAAATTATATATTGTTGCGCTGGCAGGACTGATGATAGTTGGCTGCTCAAATAAAAGTGAACCCAGTGTTCCTGACGGTGTACATGAATACACTCTGAGTATAAAAAAAGCTGTGCAGCAGAATTATTTCGGTTCGATAAATTACCATGAACAGGGTTGTATACTTAAAGTCACACAACCTCCTGGTGAGCAGGTTCAACATGTGGAAGTTGTGTCAGGTGATAACTTTATGTGTCAACGCTCTGTTGAGGCAATTAATGATACTGTGGCCGCCGGTCAGTTTCCTGCGAAGCCAATGAACCTACCAACTGTGATTCTTCTTGACTTCAGGCCTTAATTCAGAAGCGAATTAACACTTCATGTCGCAATACTCTATTTCCATCACAAAAGTCACTTTCGGGTGGCTTTTTTAATGGCATTACAGAAGTCACTTGGTTAGTGACTTCGATAATGCTCCCCACATTGCACAGAGGTAAGACATGTCAGAAATCACCGCATCCGAGCAAATCCGCCTGGATATCATCAAGAAAGTTAACTACGACACCGCAGCGGCCAAGCTGGCCATTGACTGGGTAGGCGACAGCTATCTGAAGTCTGAGCTATTCGCAGACTCTTTCGATCGTGTTTTCACGGAAAGCGAGATTGTCTCGAAGACCCGTAAGGCCATCCAGGAAGCGACCGAAGCGCTGGCGCTTTTTGATACCGGCGTTGAGCAGGTGAGCTAAGGCATTACAGCAGGCATTCACTGAGTGCCTGTGATAATGCAGGGCTCAATTGCAGTGCTGTTGTTTCCCCTGTTAATCTGTCCCAAACAAACCGATGGGGATAGGGACGTGAAAAAGTTACTTTTTGCAGCATTAATTGGTGTTTCAGCTTTAACAATTACTGCATGTGCGCCAACAGTCCAGAAAGTAGATTACAACCAGAGATCAATGCTTTTATCTCTAGGGATGAATAAAAACGACGTCATGCAGATCATGGGGTCTCCACGCAGGACGGATGTGAACCAGGAACGCGAACGCTGGATATACTGGAATAAGGCTCTCTATGGTTACACAATCATTGATAACGAACAATTGGCTAACGATCGACTGGTTATAACGTTCGTTAATGGTAAGGTCACCAAGTGGGGCCAGCAAACGCTGACTGATGACATAATGGAGTCATCACAAAAGAGTGCACAGGCTTATGCTGAGGCATTCAAGAAATAGACATTTCAGTCAAATGATAACCTCGCTTCGGCGGGGTTTTTTTATAACTAAAAGAGGTAATAACCGATGAGCTTTAAACATGAACTTGGTCAGGTGGTAACCGTTACTATCAGTGAAGAAGAAGGGCATATCAAAGCTCGCGCAGAATATACGCATGGCCCCAATCAGTACCTTATTCATTATCGTGCAGCAGACGGGCGAGCTGTAGACGCATGGTTTGAAGAAGGGGAGCTATCTCCATCTGCACTGTAGACGAACGCATTACAGAAGCCCTTCACATCGCGAGGGGCTTTGATAATGCGAATGAATGTCATTATCGATACCCAGAAGGGAATTAACAGGCGTTTGGACGTCTAAATGGCTAATAAGTCAATTTCTACCATCTTCATGCAAATGATAGTCATTATCATTTAAGGGTCCTCCTGGAGGGGGAGGCTACCACGGGGCGGCGGACTCGCGGAAAACGGCTAGTTTTCATTTTTCATAGTCATCATCATCATGTGCACAGGTTATTGATTTTCCAGATGTCGGATTTTCAATGATGTCGAATCGTATAAAAAGTGTTCACCATCATGGATCAGGAAATCGCTACTTTAAAACTCAATATCAACCAGCTTGCCGGGATTACTGGCGTACACCGGCAGACCGTCGCTACCAGGCTAAAAAATGTCAGTCCCGCCCAGGGAAGCAACAGCAAACTTAAGTTGTATCTTGTCACCGATATTCTGACAGAATTAATGATCCCGACGGTTTCCTCATCGAATCTTGAAGAGATGACACCCCCTGATCGCCTCGCTCACTGGAAAGCAGAAAACGAGCGGTTGAAATTTGAAGTAGATACCAAACAACTTATCCCCGCCGAAGACGTCGCACGTGAATTTTCAATGATGGCGAAAGCCGTCGTCATGGTACTTGAAACACTTCCGGACATTCTTGAGCGCGACTGTGCACTTACGCCGGTTGCGGTATCACGCGTGCAAAGCGTGATTGATGACCTGCGCGATCAGGTTGCCCAAAAAGTAATGGACGCTGAACCAGAGGAGGATGAGCCAGAGGAGGACTGATGACAAAACGGGCATCTGCCAGGGGGATACGCCGCGATGTCTCCGGTATTCTTCGTGCCCCACGTCGTATGCAGGTGGCCGATGCGGTCAGCTCATATATGCGTGTGCCGATGGGGGCGGGTAACTCCGTACCATGGGACCCCAATCTGGCCCCTTATATTATTGAGCCGATGAATTGTCTGGCATCCCGTGAATATGATGCGGTGGTGTTTGTCGGACCGGCCCGAACCGGGAAAACGATTGGCCTGATTGATGGCTGGATTGTCTACAACATCGTTTGTGATCCCGCTGACATGCTGGTTATTCAGGTCTCCGAAGAGAAAGCGCGTGAACATTCCAAGAAACGCCTCGATCGCACATTCCGGTGTAGTCCGGAAGTAAAATCGCGACTCAGTCCGCGTCGTAACGACAATAACGTTCACGACCGCACCTTCCGGGCCGGTAACTATCTCAAACTGGGCTGGCCGTCAGTCAACATTATGTCGTCGTCAGACTATAAAAGCGTGGCGTTGACTGACTATGACCGCTTTCCTGAAGATATCGACGGGGAAGGTGATGCATTTTCCCTGGGTTCGAAACGTACCACTACGTTTATGTCCAGCGGCATGACTCTGGTTGAGAGTTCACCTGGCCGAGATATTCGTGACACGAAATGGCGACCAAACACCGCACATGAGGCACCGCCGACTACCGGCATATTATCGTTGTTTAATCGTGGTGACCGCCGCCGCCTTTACTGGCCGTGTCCGCATTGCGGAGAATATTTTCAGCCGGAGGTAGCCAATATGACGGGCTACCGGGATTCCCTTGATCCCGTTGTGGCAAGTGAGTCTGCATATCTCCAGTGCCCGGCCTGCAAAGGCAGGATCACCGCAGATATGAAACGTGAACTGAATATCCGCCATGTCTGGTTACGCGATGGAGAAAAAATAGATCGTGATGGCAACAGATTTGGGGAGCCGCGGCGATCACGCATCGCTTCATTCTGGATGGAGGGGCCTGCGGCTGCATATCAGACATGGTCGCAGATGATATACAAATTCCTGACTGCTGAGCAGGAATATGAGTCCACCCAGAGTGAAGAGACGCTGAAAACGGTAGTTAATACCGACTTTGGTCGGCCTTATCTACCCCGAGCCAGTCTCGAACAACGTAAGAGTGAGCTGCTCGAACGACGCGCTGAAGACGTGCCGAAGCGATCTGTACCAGATGGTGTGCTCTTTATGACTGCAACCGTTGATGTGCAGGGCGGTAAATCCCGTCGTTTCGTGGTTCAGGTGACTGGCTACGGTGAGCAGGGTGAGAGATGGCTGGTAGATCGCTACAACATCCGCCAGTCTCTGCGGGCAAACGAGCACGGTGAATGTTACTCCATCGATCCGGCAAGTTACCCGGAAGACTGGGATTTACTTTTGTCTGACGTGTTCGAAAAGTCATGGCCCTTAGCGAGTAACCCGTCAAAACGCATGCGGCTCATGGCGATGGCTGTCGATTCCGGCGGTGAGGATGGTGTCACCGATAACGCATATAAGTTCTGGCGTAAGTGCCGCCGGGATGGGCTTGGTAAAAAGATTTTCCTCTTCAAGGGCGACAGTGTCCGACGCTCAAAACTAATTACCCGAACATTTCCTGATAACACTGACAGATCAACTCGCCGGGCAAAAGCCGCTGGCGATGTGCCGCTTTACCTTCTTCAGACTGATGCGCTGAAAGATCAAGTGAATAACGCCCTGTGGCGAGAATCACCCGGCCCGAACTATGTGCATTTCCCTAAATGGCTCGGCAGCTGGTTTTACGATGAGCTGACCTATGAGGAACGTTCACCCGATGGAAAATGGAGCAAACCGGGCCGAGGTCCGAATGAAGCTTTCGATCTACTCGTTTATGCCGATGCGCTGGCCATATTGCACGGATACGAAAAGATCAAATGGCCGGATGCGCCTGAATGGGCGAGGCGGACAACGTGGATCGAAGAAAGCACGCCGGAAACTGGCGAAGTGTCACCCACGTTATCAGCAAAAACGACCCATAGCAGAAAAAAACGGAAGGCAAATAAGCCGGATGTTGAAAACAATCCGTGGACTACATCATCAGGAGGCTGGGTGTGAAACAAACCGATATTGAATCCATTATCCAGCGTTATACCGATGCGGAAATAGCTGTGCTGGATGGAAAGTCTATTACATTCAACGGACAGCAGATGACGCTGGAGAACCTGTCCGAAATTCGCAAGGGGCGTCAGGAATGGGAGCGCCGTCTTGCATCCCTGTTGGCTCAACGTCACGGGCGACCTGGTTATAAACTCGCGAGGTTTCCATGAGCCTGTTAGATGATGCGATTGGCGTCTTTTCCCCTGGATGGAAAGCGGCGCGGTTACGTTCGAGAGCAATGATACAGGCATATGAAGCTGTTAAGCCTACTCGTACGCATAAGGCCCGCAGGGAAAATCGTTCCGCTAACCAGCTTAGTCAGATGGGAGCTGTTTCACTTCGAGAACAGGCTCGCTGGTTGGACAATAACCACGATCTGGTTATTGGTGTATTCGATAAGCTCGAGGAAAGGGTAGTTGGAGCTAAAGGAATTATTGTTGAGCCACACCCGGTTCTAAAAAAAGGAAATATAGCAAAAAAACTGGCAGAACAAATCAGAACGAAGTGGGCCGAATGGTCAGTCAGCCCTGAGGTTACGGGACAGTTTACCCGCCCGATGCTTGAGCGGTTGATGCTCAGGAGTTGGCTCAGGGACGGGGAAATTTTCGCTCAGATGGTGAGTGGCTCAGCGCAGGGACTTGATCCAGTGGCTGGCGTACCTTTCTGGCTTGAAGCGCTAGAGGCTGATTTTGTGCCGATGACCAACAATGAGTCACAGCAACTTTGTCAGGGGGTTTATGTCGATAACTGGGGGCGCCCGAAAAAGTACCTGGTTTATAAAAGTCTGCCTGTTACCGGCCGTCAATTGGATACGAAAGATGTCGATGCCGGGAATATGCTTCATCTCAAATTTACCCGCCGTCTTCATCAGACCCGAGGGACCTCTCTCCTTTCTGGTGTGCTCATGCGCCTCAGTGCGCTGAAAGAATACGAGGATGCGGAGTTAACGGCAGCACGTATTGCAGCTGCGCTGGGGATGTACATAAAAAAAGGAGACGGGCAAAGTTTTACGGACGATACCACCAAAGACAATCGTGACGTAATGATTGAGCCAGGCATTATTTATGATGATCTGCTGCCCGGTGAAGACATCGGGATGATCAAGTCCGACAGACCAAACCCTAACCTTGAAACATTCCGAAATGGACAATTGCGCGCTGTCGCTGCCGGTGCTCGTCTCAGCTTCTCCAGTACAGCCAGAAACTACGATGGAACATACAGTGCCCAGCGCCAGGAGTTGGTTGAATCAACAGATGGTTATCTAATCCTTCAGGACTGGTTCATCGGCGCAATCACCCGGCCAATGTACCGAAACTGGTTAAAAATGGCGGTGGCTTCTGGCGAAATTCAGCTACCACGTGGGCTGGATATGGCGTCGCTTTACACCGCAGTTTATTCCGGTCCGGTCATGCCATGGATCGACCCAGTTAAAGAAGCTAATGCCTGGAAAGCGCAAATCCGAGGTGGTGCTGCGACAGAATCTGACTGGGTGCGAGCTAGCGGACGCAATCCGGATGATGTGAAACGTCGTCGCAAGGCTGAAGTTGATGATAACCGCGAACTGGGACTGGTGTATGACACCGATCCTGCAAACGATAAAGGAGGCACCAGTGCCGAAGTCAAAGAACCGGACGCCCCGTCGTCCGAAAGCCAGCGCAAGAAGTAATTCGTGGTTTCGTATGCAGGCCAGCGCCGACAATCAGGTAGAAATTTATATCTACGACGAGATCGGCTACTGGGGCGTGACCGCCCGGCAGTTTGTTAACGACCTTAAAGCGCTTGGTGATGTGACCCATATTAATCTTCATATCAATTCGCCTGGTGGCGATGTCTTTGACGGCATCGCCATTTTTAATGCTCTTAAAGATGCTTCACCATCGGCGAAAACCACACCAGCGCATATTCATGCAGGTAACGGTAATTTTGTCGCCGATGGTATTCGCCAGGCATTGATGGCGCGTGCCGGATTTGAAGATCAGGAACGTGACAATGTCTACAACGGCATGACCCTGCGTGAATATGCCCGCATGGCCCTGACTGAGCGGGGAATTGGCGTATCCAGCTATAACCCGATGCAGATGGTAGGGCTGGCGCTGACGCACAGCACCTCTGATTTTGGCAACATCCTTCTTGATGTCGCCAACAAATCGATTTTGCAGGGCTGGGACGAAGCTGCAGAAACCTTTGAGCAGTGGACAAAGAAAGGCCAGTTGTCGGACTTTAAGACAGCGCATCGTGTGGGGATGGGCGGATTCCCGTCTCTGCGGCAGGTTCGCGAAGGCGCTGAATATAAGTATGTGACTACCGGCGATAAAGGGGAAACCATCGCGCTAGCCACCTACGGAGAAATTTTTTCCATCACTCGCCAGGCAATCATTAATGATGATCTGAACCAGCTCACAGATGTTCCGATGAAAATGGGCCGTGCCGCTAAGGCGACTATCGGTGACCTTGTTTACGCCATTCTGACCAAAAATCCAAAACTCTCAGATGGTAAGGCGTTATTCCATGCAGACCACAAGAACCTGTCCACCGGTGCTATTTCCGTCAGCAGTCTGGACGATGCCCGTAAACTGATGCGCCTGCAGAAAGAGGGAGAACGATCTCTGAACATCCGCCCGGCATTTATGCTGGTGCCGGTCGCGCTGGAGACACTGGCTAACCAGACGATTAAATCAGCGAGCGTAAAAGGGGCGGATATTAACGCCGGGATTATTAACCCGATCCAGAATTTTGCAGATGTGATTGCAGAGGCCCGCCTTGACGAAGCTGACGCAAAAGCCTGGTATCTGATGGCGGCAAAAGGGACGGACACCATCGAAGTTGCGTATCTGAATGGTGTTGATACTCCTTACATTGATCAACAGGAAGGGTTTACCACTGACGGTATCGCTACAAAAGTTCGTATCGATGCTGGTGTGGCGCCGCTTGATTACCGCGGCCTGGTGAAATCCAGCGGCCAGTAATCATTACAGTTCTGAAAACGACGCCCGGAAGGGCTTTTTTTATACCTGAAATCAGCCCTGCGGGGCTGACAGGAGACGTTATGGCTAAAAATTATGTGCAAGACGGCAAAACCATCCCCGTGAAAAATTCTGGTACCGAGGAAATTCTCAGCGGTACACCCGTTTCTTTAGGCGGGATGATTGCGGTTGCAATTACCGATATTCAGCCGGGTGATGTAGGCGACGGATTCGCTGAAGGTGTCTTTCTTTTACCTAAGTTGCCAACGGATGCCGTGACCGCCGGGGAAAAGGTATATCTCAAAGCTGGAAATGTTCAGCTGGATGACACCGATGCGGTGTTAGCCGGGACTGCCTGGGAGGATGCTGCGGCAGGCGTTACCGTCCTGGAAGTCAAAATCAATGGCTAATGCCTTTGACAATATGGCTGGCAGAATGGATGAACTGACGGCGAAAAGGCTGGGCAGAACGGTGACTATTAATGGCGATGAGCATATTGCTGTTGAAAGTCACCTGCTGCCTGAGCTGGGGCCAGTCGCGGGGGATGGGATTAACCTGGTTATCTTCAGCGCTGGCTATCAGTCGGCGCGGGGAGATGAGGTTATTTATAAAAGTCAGGTTTACACCGTTACCCGATGGCTCCTCTTTAATGGTAAGCCGCAAATCTGGATTGAGGAGGTCACAGGTGACGATTAAAGGGCTGGAAGATCTCAGGCAGAACCTGAGCAATATCAGTAAAAATGCCATTCCTCGGGCGACATCCCAGTCCATTAACCGGGTGGCTGGAAGGGCAATCAGCCGCAGCTCTACGCGAGTGGCGAAAGAGACTAAGGTTAAGCGAAAACTGGTCATGCAGCGCGCCAAACTTAAACGGGCAAGCCCTAAAAAACCAATGGCTACCATCCGGGTAAATCGCGGCAACCTCCCGGCCATAAAGCTGGGGCCAGTACGAGTTCAACTTTCACGACGAAAGCGCGACAACGGTAGTTCTGGAAGCGTTCTGAAGATTGGGAATTTCAGCTTCCCTGGTGCTTTTGTGCAACAGCTTAATAATGGTCGCTGGCATGTTCTTCGACGAACCAGTAAATCTCGTTACCCGGTAGAAGTGGTGAAAGTACCTCTGGCCACCCCCCTGACTGCTGCATTCAAAGAAGAACTTCCCAAACTGATGGCATCTGATATGCCAAAAGAAATGATGGCTGCGATCAAAAATCAGATAAGGCTGGTAACAAAATGATTCACCCGCAAGTACGAAAAGCTGTTCTGGATAAACTGAAGTCAATCAACTCCGGAAAAATATTCTGGTATGACGGTCGGCCAGCTTTCCTGGCTCCAGAAGAGTTACCTGCGGTCGCTGTATATCTTACTGATGCAAAGGCGACGGGCGGCAGTATTGATGAGGAAGAGTGGGAGGCTGTCCTTCACATTGAAGTATTCCTTAAAGCAACTGCTACCGATAGCGAGCTGGATAAATGGATGGAAACCCGCATCTATCCGGCCATGGCTGACGTTCCTGAGCTTGCCAGTATCGTTGAAACCATCAGCGTTGCCGGGTACGACTACCAACGTGACGATGAAGCCACTACATGGGGCTCCGCCGATCTCCAATATTCCCTGACTTATATTATGTGAGGACTATATGCCAACTCCAACACCTACCACGCCGACGAAAGGTGCCGGGACAACTTTTTGGATTTATACCGGAACTGGTGATCCCTACGATGATCCGTTAAGTGATGTCGGCTGGACACGAACGGCAAAGGTTAAGGAATTAACACCTGGGGAACTGACTGCAGAATCATATGATGATTCGTATATTGATGATGATGCGCCTGACTGGGATGCAACAGCTCAGGGTGTTAAGTCAGCCGGTCAAACCAGCGTAACACTTGCCTGGAAACCTGGTGAATCTGGCCAGAAGGATCTGGTTGACTGGTTTATGAGTGGTGATGAAAAATCTTACAAAATTAAATATCCAAATGGGGCAGTTGATGTTTTCACCGGCTGGGTAAATAGTTTGGGTAAGACTATTTCACGAAACGAAGTTATTACCCGTAGTGCACAAATCACCAATAAAGGTAAACCTTCTCTGGCTGAAGATAACGCTTCGACTAACCCTTAATATATTCGTCAGCGGTGCTAAGGCACCGCGAAAGGTAATGAAATGACTTATCTTAAAAAAGACACATTAAATCCCGATGGTGAGAATATTTTACTGTTTGAGTTATCGGCTTACAGTAGAATGCAATATATTGAATTTATGGTTGAAGAGAGGAAGTCATTACCGTCAGAGGAAAGCACACCTGAAGAAAACTTTAAATTGGCCACCTTGTTGACTATGCGTGATCAGGCCATGCTCGTTGCATTATCCTTGAGCGAGGCTGATGAAGAGCAACGTGAAGGGAAAGATATTTTCCCTGAAATTATACGAAAATATCCACCAGGGTTATTGGGCAGCGCTGCATTACTTGTGCGTATGCTTTCAGGGATGATCCCACCAGTTAATAATGACACTGAGAAAACTGAAGAAGAGGAAGAGCCAGATTTGGAAAAGTCCTGACCCGCTCACGTCGCTTTGCTATGCGATTAGCCAGGGAGTTTGGACGGCCAGACTGGCGCGCAATGCTTTCGGAAATGTCTTCCTCTGAATGGTTCGAATGGATTGAGTATTACCAGGATAATTGTTTTAGCGACGACCTCCTGGACTCTCATTTTGCCAATCTTAGTTATCTTGCTGTCAGTCTCTTCACCGATCCGGATAAACACGGAATTACCTCCCTTGATTTTAGTTTGTTATCAAAACGTGAGGGAGAAAGTGAGTTGGATTCAGACGAGCAACTTATGTCGATAGCCGAAAGCATTCCTGGAGGAGTTCGCTATGTCCCAGCCAGTGGGTGATCTGGTCGTTAAAATTGACGGCGATAGCGCAAAATTTGATGAGGAAGTTGCTCATCTGAATAAGCAGCTGAGCGGGTTAGGTAGAGCCGCGAACGACAGTACAGCCCAGGTAACCGCAGCTTTCACGCGGCAGGAGCGTGCTGCAAAACGTGCCGGTATTTCAATCGGCCAATACAATAATGCAATGCGCATGTTGCCTGCGCAGCTTACTGATGTCGCAACTCAGTTAGCTGGTGGGCAAAGCCCATGGCTAATTTTGCTCCAGCAAGGCGGTCAGGTTAAAGACTCATTTGGTGGCCTGATTCCTACATTTCGAGGATTACTTGGAGCTGTAAGTCCGTTGGCCGTTGGGGTTGCAGCTTTGACCGCCGCAGGTGCCGGAATTGGATATATCTTCTATCAGGGAACGTCAACCCTTTCCGATTTTAATAAGACGTTGACGCTATCAGGTAACACGGCTGGTCTGACTACCGACAGAATGCTGGCACTGGCAAAATCGGGACAGCAAGCAGGACTCACCTTTGATCAAACCACTGATTCTCTGACTGCATTAATTAATGCTGGTGTGGGGGCGGGTGCGCGTTTTGATGACCTAAGCCAGTCAGTTGCAAAATTTTCTACGGCATCTGGTATCCCCATTGAGAAGGTTGCGGAAGCGTTCGGGAAACTGACCAACGACCCGACGTCCGGCCTGATTGCGATGGCGCAACAATTTCATAATGTGACAGCAGAGCAGATTGATTACGTTGCTCAGTTACAACGTTCAGGAGATGAAGCCGCTGCACTTCAGGCGGCTAATGATGCGGCGACGAAGGGATTTAACATCCAGACTCAGAGCCTGATCGATAACATGGGGACGATTGAGCGCTCTGCTGATTCGTTGAAACGCGCGTTTAAATCCATGTGGGATGCTGCTTTGGATTTGGGGCGGCCTGACACCGCAGAGGAGATGGTAAGCAAGGCGCAATCAGCTTTTAAGCAGGCTGATGACATCTGGAATCTCAGGAAAAATGATCGCTATGTAAACGATGAAGCCAGAGCCCGTTTCTGGAATGACAGGGAGTCGGCCCGACTGGCTCTTGATATGGCGCAGCAGCAAGCAGGTATTGCCAAAGCCAGCGCAGCAGCGGCCGAAAAGGAAGCGGAGGCAGAATCTGAAAAACAGAAATATGCCGCTCAAGCACAAGCCAATTATGCTAAATCGCAGACTGCGCTTGAAAAGTATACTGCCAGGCAGAATGAATTAAATAAAGCTCTGAAAGAAGGACATATCCTACAGGCTGATTACGCCATCAATATGGCCGCAGCCAAGAAAGAATATGAGGCCACCTTAAAAAAAACTCCGAAACCAAAAGGCGTTAAAGTTTCTGCTGGTGATCGTTCTTCTGATCAGACTGATGCCGAAACCCTGCAGTTGATGACGCAGTTAAAGTTGCTGCAACAGCATACGGGGCTTAACGATACCATCAGTCAGCAACGTAAAAATTTGTGGTCTTTACAGTCAAAATTCGCGGTTATAGAAGAGGCGTCGAAAACACGCGCACTGAGTAAAGATGAACAATCTTTACTCGCCAGCAAGGATAAGGTTCTGGCGCAGGCTGAGGTTAATGCGAAACTTGGCGATCAGATTGTTGCTCAGGAACGTCTGAATAAGCTTCAGGATAACTCGTTAAAATATGTTACTCAGATGCAGGAAAAGACTGCAGCACTGACAGATAGTGCTGGGTTAAGTGACAAGGACGCACAACGTAATAGCGAGAGGGCGCAATTAAGGCAGGGATGGAAAAATCAGGGTGGAAGCCTGGAAGATGAAGGGTATCAGAAAGAGCTTTCCGCACTTGAGGGTTATTACGCTGCACAGGATGAAATGCGTAATAACTGGTTGGCCGGCGTTCAGTCGTCATGGGAAAACTATGCTGACATGGCCACCAATTACAATCAGATCGCTGCGGATACAACCAATACTGCGCTCGGAGGAGTAACAAGCAATCTCCAGCAGGGGTTATATGACCTTGCAACTCAGTCTGAAGATGCTGGCGATGCCCTGAGTAACATGGTTGAAGGTTTTGGTAAGACAGTTATTCAGACGCTGGCTCAACTGGCCGCACAGTGGCTGGTTTATCAGGGCGTTCAGCTTCTGGTTGGGAAGACCACTCAGGCAACCGCTGTTGCTCCGTTGATCGCTAATGCGCAGGCTACAGCGCTTCAGGCCCAACTTGCAGCGTATGCATCCACCGCTGCTATCCCAATAGTTGGTCCGGGTCTGGCACCTGCGGCACTGGCTGCGGCTGCTGGTGTCACTACCCCTCTTGTTGCTGCTATCTCAGCATCAGCTTTAGCCGGTATGGCTCACGATGGTATTGATAAAATACCTGAGACGGGGACTTGGCTATTGAAAAAAGGAGAAAGGGTAACTACCGCTGGAACGTCTGCAAAACTGGATGCTACCCTCGATGAAGTTCGTCAACAAAGAACTCTCGGGGGTAAACATCTAGTTGCAGAATTCCATAATAATTTCTCGGGAAAACCTGATGATACCACTATGCAAATGGTAAATCAGCAAATGAGGGAATCAGAGAAAAGGCTAAAGCACTATTTCACTTCTCAGATAATTAACCCTACTGAGGATTATGGACGCTCACTCAATGCAGTATATCGGGGGAGGCGTATTAAATAATGACCGATATATATTATCCTCATGAATACATACCCGGACCGACGTACGATAATTATGGATTTGAACCAATAGATCCAATGATTAGAACCGACAGGATTGGAGGGCTTGCCAGACAGCGTAGAAAATATACATCAGTACCAACTAATAATACTGTTGTATGGCAATTTAAAAGTGATGCGCATGCACAGGTATTTGAATCGTGGTATAGAGACGTTTTAACTGATGGTGCAGCATGGTTTTACATGAAATGTAAAACTCCAGTTGGATTAAAGTTTTTTAAATGTCGATTTAAAGGGATTTATAAGGGACCCTCATTCATTAAACCAGGCTTGTGGCGTTATTCGGCAACAGTTGAATTAAGAGAGAGACCTCTTGCCCCAGTTGGTTGGGGCCATTACCCGGAATGGCTTGCGGGACAGTCTCTTCTGGATATTGCGCTTAATAAGGAGTGGCCGAAGCATGACTCAGATTAAACGCCTCTACGCCAGCAGCGGACCGGAGGTGATCATTGAAACGCTGCAGATCACCATTGGCTCTGATGTTCACTACCTTTGCCAGGGTTACGACAACATCACGGCAACGACGGAGAACGGCGATACCGTAACGTTTACCGCCTGTGCAATAGACATTGCGCTGCCGGCGCGCAATGCGGACGGTACGCAAGATTTGAAATTTGCCCTGTGCAATATCGATGGTGTTGTGTCCACGGCGATCCGCAATGCGCTGGCTAACCGTCTGTCTGCATTGCTGACGTACCGGCGTTATATCTCCACGGATTTAGCGGCCCCTGCGGAAGTGCCATATACGCTGAAAATCAAGTCGGGCTCCTGGACGGCGACAGAGGTGCAGATTACTGCGGGCTACATGAACATCCTCGATACCGCCTGGCCGCGTTTCCGCTACACGCTCCCTGTATTCCCCGGACTGCGTTATATCAGCTAAGGAATCCATCATGTTTATTCCTGATAAATACCGTTCAGTCACCTGGCTGAAGGGCGGGCGCGTATATCCGCAGCTCGACTGTTTCGGCATTGTGAATGAGATACGTCGCGACCTGGGGCTACCTGAATGGCCGGATTTTGCAGGTGTTACCAAAGACGGCGGGGGCCTCGACCGGGAGGCGAGAAAGCTGATGCTTTCGCTGAAACGTTGTGACCCCTGTGAAGGTGCCGGAGTGGCCTGCTATTCGGGCTCAACAGTTTCCCATGTGGGGATCGTGGTCAGTATCGGTGGCCTACTGCATGTGGCGGAATGCAATCCGGGAACGAACGTCACCTTTCTGCCGTTGCCACGGTTTAAGCGCCGATTTGTCAAAGTGGAGTTCTGGCAATGACCATTCGTTTTTATCCGTCCCGGCTTCCCGGTGAACCACTCGAAACGCATGAGCATGGTGTAACCAGTATTCGCAACTGGCTGGTGGCAAATGTCGAAGGCTACGAGGATCGGGATGTCCCACCGCTGACCGTTGAGGTTGAGGGACTGTCAATTCCGCCAGGCGAGTGGGCCACCTGCGTGATCCGCCCTGATAGTGATGTCAGGCTTTATCCGGTTCCCTTCGGGCTGGAGGCCGCCACAATCGCGTGGATCGGCGTCGGTATCTCCGTTGCTGCTGCAGCCTATTCGCTGTTTATGATGAGCAACATCGATACGGGCGGCTATACCTCATCCACAGGGCGGAGTCTCGACCTGAACCCGGCAAAGGCGAATACCGCAAAACTCGGTGATGCCATTCGTGAGGTATTTGGCCGGGTGCGTATCTACCCTGATTATGTGGTGCAGCCCGTTACCCGGTTTGATGCCGCCGATCCTACGAAAATGCGCGTCCAGATGCTGCTGTGTCTCGGTGTCGGTGAACTGATTTATACCACTGGCGATATCAGGGTAGGCAGTACGCCAGCTTCAACGCTGCCGGGATTCAGCAGCACCCATTACCCGCCAGGCGCGGACGTTTCCGGTGATGAGCGCAGCGAAAACTGGGTCAACTCCACCGAAGTGGGCGGGACGTCATCCGGCACCGGGCTGGATATGGCCCAGACGTCGCCGGACGCAGACGACATTATCGCAGACAGCATGACCGTATCCGGTTCGAGCGTAACGTTTACCGGGCTGGACACGGATGATGATGACGATAATGACGAGAACGATAACGCGCTGCCGCCCAGCTGGGTCGCCGGCGCCGTGGTCGAACTGAAAGCCCCGGCGAACTACCAGATCACTTCGGCGGCTGGATACAGTGTTATCGCCAGCCCGCTGCTGACGGAGATCGCGCCGGTAGTAGGTATGCCGGTGACGCTGGGGTTTAACTCTGTCGATTACGATCTGTTTATCGCGTCATATACACCCGGTCAGGCTGCAGTGCCCGGCGCCGGGGGGAGCGCGGCAAAACTCCAGGCCAGTGCGGCCCCGACCACCTACGACTTTTCGACCAGCTCCAGCACGTTCACGATCACCTGGCAGGGGGTTACCTACCCGGTGTCGCTGGTGGCTAACTATGTCTCGATGTCGGGACTGCTGGCGGCGATCACCGAGGGACTCACTGGCTCCGGCCTGGTTGCACAGGACAACGGCGGCACCGTACTGATAACCGAGTCGGCCAGTCCGTTCACTGGTGGGGCGATCACGTCCTCTTCGCTGCCTGCAGCTGTTTTCGGTGATGCTCCGGTTTACACCTCCGGCACGGCATCAACCGGCGGCAGCCCGGCGGTAACGGCGAATGTGACGCTTGCCTATAACAGCGCCACGGGAACAGCCTTTTCCGGCATGCCGGAGGGGGTGCAACGGCTTTCACTTGCTCACCGCGGGAATGAGTACCGCATTGTCTCGACCGACGGCACAACGGCGACGGTGGCGCGCCTGGTTAATGGTGCCGTTGATGAGTCATGGCCGGGATTCACCGCCCGGACGATGATCGACTATGAGGCCACTGGTCTTAACGACACGCTGAGCTGGCTGGGGCCGTTCCTGGTTTGCCCTGAAAATGAGACCGTCGATATGTTCGAGGTGAATTTCTCCTTCCCGAACGGCATCTGTGGCTTTGACAGCAAGGGGAAAAAGCGGCTTCGGCATGTTGAGTGGGAGATTCAGTATCGCGTCTACGGTTCCGGATCGGGGTGGGTGAGTCACCAGGGAGAGTATGCGCTTAAAAACGTCAACGGGCTGGGATTCACTGAGCGGATCACCCTCAGCTCACCAGGGCTGGTAGAGGTTCGCTGTCGCCGGCGCAATGAGCAGGGCTCAAACAACGCCAGGGATTCGATGTACTGGCAGGCACTGCGCGGGCGACTACTGACGCGCCCTTCATCCTATCCCTGCGTGTCGCTGATGGCGGTGACCGTTGAGACGGGGGGCCAGACCATTCTTTAAATGGACTTTCTTTCTTCTGTACCATTTCCTTCGCGCGGCGGTGGACTGATGCCGGAAAATTATAGATATCAAAATCCATAGGCATCGTCGCAAGGGCGATCTCTATGTCCAGAGTATCCAGCGAATGCTGATAATCCGGATTGCGGTCAGTTTTGTTACCGCCACCAGCATTGGCGCCGGTATCTGTTTTGTTTATTGAGGTGATATAGTTTCCAGCAGCCCATTCCTTTGTAAGGATCCCGCGGTCAATGTGCGACGTTTCAAGCCACAATTTGGCGAACTGAATTTGCTTGCCGAGCTCATGGCGTTTCCCCACAGGAAATACGCTCTTAAATGCACTGGTAAATTTCCACAGGCCAGGCATATCATATTTTTTAAGCTCCGGAATATTTTCTGCCGTCAGCAGTAGATTCTGCACACCGTGATTATCCGTATCCATTTCCATCGCTGAAAGGCGGTTACGATGAGGAATGCTAATGTGATACACGTGACGCTCGTCGGCCATATACTGGGCAAGCAGCTGCGTGCGGAATGACATTTCCGCCAGGTTGAAGAGTGCCTCTTCATTGTTCGAATAGTCCTCTTCATCGCTATTTGCAGGAGAGATATCGTATTCTGGTTTACTGGAGGGCTGTGGTTCAGCAGCCGCTGGCGCAACGATTTTTTGCCATGTCAGCCCGTCTTCACCACCAAGCTCGTAGCGATCGCACCAGGTGTTATCCAGTACACCTTCTTCCGGTAAGTCATCAACGATGAGCCAGTTGGTGCGGATCGGCAGCTGATGGCTGGCGCCGCGGCCAACGTTAATTTCAGCGTCTTCCAGGATGTCCAGGATTTTGCGCTCGGCGCGAGAATCGGATTTAGCAGAGAACCAGCAGAAGAGACTTTTCGCTTCGTTTGCTTTTGCCTTCGCTTTAATGAGATACGGGTAGTTGTTCATTGCGTTTGGGCTCCTTTGGATTGTAAGATACCCGGCAGCTGATGGCAGCCGCCCTGGTGGTGGTCATTGGTCAAAACTCGATTCCGGAAAGCTTTGGTCGGCTGACCGGGTACTTAACCCGCCTTGCGCGGGTTTTGTGCTTTATGGGGCTGGCGAATCGCCCCGCAGCAGCTGTGATACGCGAACGTCGTCAAGCGCTCGCAGGATAGGCTCAAAAGTTTTATGGGCTGGCAGTTTAGATACCGCAGTGATCACTTCTGTAACGGTGATGTCATCGCCGCGGGGGCTATAACCACCACCTGGGCCGCGCTGTGAAATTACCAGGTTACCCGCCCGCAGCTTTTTGAAGATCTGCTCAAGGTATGAAGTAGACAGCTTTGACTCTTTACTGATGGCCGTCAGTGAAACGGGCGAGCCGTCATAGAGCTTATTCAAAGTGGCGGCGGCCTGGACAGATGCCAGAACGCGTTTCATTCCAAATTCCATAATCACTTCTCCGGCCGTAACGGCCATTGGTCAAAACTCGATTCAAAAACTCACTGCAGGCCGTTGGTCGTCAGCCATGTTTTGTGTATTTCGGTAGGGGAGGCACTGGCCCTGTACTTTTTGTTCATCGGCGTTGCTGTTGCAACTGGCCTCTGATGGATAAACACCGATCAGAACATCAGAGCATTCACCAGTAAGAGCACACACGCTGATGACAAGGGCAAACAGGGTATTCATGCCTCAGCCTCAGGGTTTCCTTTCTGCGCCAGCAAGTAACACAGCTGGCGTAGTCTCACCTCGAACCAGTTCAGGCGGGTCGCCTGGTTGCCGGTAGGTACTCGTGCAAAATCCTTCATAGTTATCTCCAGTTAACTCAGTATTAGGATGTGGTTTTGCAATGCGGCGCCGGGTGCCTCCCGGTGACGGCAGCCAGTTAACAACTACCGCCGACAACTTTTTCCCCACAACATGTGAATAACCGCCATGTTTATTTTTTAACTGTGCCGCGTGCGCATAGCCGCATTCACCGCATTGCAAAACCTACTAGTCGTGATGCCTGTCTTTTCACCACTTCAGGCTCGGTGGTATTCTTGGCGCTCTCACACAGCCAAATAAAAGAGAGCAAAATGTCTCGTAGTCCTATACCTGTCTTCTGGTACGAAAATCCCGCTCACTATGAAGAATTCCAAAAAATCCTTTCAGATGCTTACGTCCTTCCCTTTGACTACCACGACTGGCGTATCCGCACCGATAGCATGGTGGAGCGCTACGAAAACAGCGGTATCCAGGCTGTGAAGGTGGTAGCCAGCACTTACGATTTCATCACCTGGTGCCAGGCCCATGGACGTGATATCAGTACCAAAAGCTGCAATGATTACGCGGTCTCCGAATCGGGCCTCCAAATCCTGCGCGACAGAGAGTTTGATTGGGGAGACGAGTAAAAAGTAAATTTTCCCTATCTTGGATATATCTATTCTCATAGCGATGTCCTATCTCATGCCTGTAACGCCGGCCGGCGGAACGTTATAACCTGCTGCGAATTCTTCTTATCGTCATCTCATCCGGTGTTTCGTATGCCGCCGGCAGCTACTTCGTGGGCTTCCTGCCTCGATGACTGAATTTGTAATATCAGACTACAAATAAATATGTCAGTTATCAATGTTTTTATGACACAAAAAATGGATATGATTGTTTTTGTGTGAGATTTGGTGATTTTTGGGTATAAAAAAAGCCGCTGTTAGCGGCCTTCTCAGTGGCAAGATTTAGTCTTTTTCGAATGGAGGGGGGATTTTTCGCTTACTCAGGAACTCAGCCATAAACCGATCTAACTCTTCCAGTCGCGTTCTCGCTAGTTCAATAAATCTGTCCTGCTCCACTTCAGGAAGTTGATCAAATACTTCTAATAACTCTAATTGCTTCTGATTTAGTACTGTTTTGCTGGCTGTGACAGCCTGTAATGAAGACTCTTCTTCATCCGTCATAAAGAACCAATACAGTGGTTTTCCAAGTGCTTGCGGGAATAACTCTAACTTTTCCTTTCGCGGGAAGTTACCTGTATTGCACCAGTTACTGACTGTCTGAGAGTTTACACCCACTCGCCGGCCTAACTCAGATTGAGATATACCAGCCTCATCAAGAGCTCTTAACAGCCGTTCTTCGAAGTTCATATTCGCATCCAAATCAAACCAGTAACCAAGCATACAAAGTTTCTTAGTACTTGTGACTGATTAAGTTTCTTGACATTGACAAATTATTTATCAAATATGTGACAAATTTTTAGGAGGAAACATGCAAGAAACCGTTCAAAAGAAAATCATTTCCCTTTGTGGCAGTCAATCTGAACTAGCTCGCCGTTTGGGGAAGAATTCTCAAACAGTATCGGTTTGGTTTCGAACTCAGGTTGCAAGTACTGAGGTACTCAACGCATGCAGGGTTCTGGATTGGCAAGTAACGCCTCATGAGCTTAGACCCGATCTTTACCCAAACCCGACTGACGGACTTCCAAAGGACTAAACATGCAAACCATATCTTTCAAAAATCATACTTCTATGTTGGGTATGCAACAGAAAACGGAAAATCAGTATTCACCACGGCGTCGGGACAGCGTTAAGTGCCGGACCATCTTTGCAGCAGTTCGTGAGTGGGAGGCAACCTTACCCGGGCGCGCGCAGGAGCACGTCGCACAGCTGGTGGCCGAACAGTGGGAGAAACAAGACGGTCGCGGCATCAGCGTTAATAAACAAAATCTGTACCGCTACCTGAAAAACGAATCTGGATCAGAGAAGTACACCAGTTACGTCATGCAGCTTTCAGGAGCGATCGCTGATGCAATGCCTATTGAGATTGCGCGCAAACACGGATTGAAACGTGGATTGACTGAAAGCGAGCTGGTGGCTCAAGCAATCAAAGAGTGTAGCGAAGCGCACCAGGCAAAATTGCTTGGCGCTCCGTTGCAAAAGTTAGAGCGTGAAATTCGGGAGGCAGCAATTGCACTTTTTAACATGCTTCCTGCAGATGCGGCGGGACCACTACTGGCGAGCATAAGCGCCGTAGCGCCACAGTTTTTTTAATCGAGTTTTGACAATGAGTACCGTACAGAAAATAGGGGGGCTTCATGAGCATTGATGCAATGCGATGGGCCAAAAAAGTCAAGACAGGGAAGTCCTCTGCAAAAGCTGTTCTGACCTGGATGGCCGACATGTGCGGAGCTGATCTCTGTGCTTTTCCATCCATTCCTGCGCTGGCTGAAGCAACTGAGCTGGATAAGAAAACGGTCCAGTCGAGCCTGCAGTATCTGGTTTCGATCGGGCTTATTGAAGATACAGGTGAACGGCGTGGAAAGACTAAACAAATCCCGGTTTACAGGCTTCTTGGTGTGGAAGAAAGCGTTGCCGAAATTGAACACACCCAAAAACGGGAACATTACCAAAAACGGGATCGTTTAAACACACCCGAAAACGGGGTTGTTACAGCAGAAAAGGCACCCGAAAAAGGGACTGTTTCCTGTACACAAAAAAAACAAACGATCCCGTTTTTTCCGTCAAACGATCCCAAAAACGGGATCCGGAATCTACCAGAGGAACCAAAAGATATAACCCCCACACATAGGGTTTTGGTCGGACCAGTTGTGCCTGACTATCCGAATCAACCGGGAATAGTTCCTGGTGAAACACAAGCATTCGGAAAATTTGCGATGTATTTCGGGTGGAAACCTTCCGAGGATTTTCCCCGACTGGCAACGATTTGGGGAATGCCATTAAGACCGGGGATAAATCTTGCTGCCGAGTTAAGCAGCTTCATCGCGTACTGGCAGGCTGAAGGCAGGGCGTTTCACCAGGTCCAGTGGGAGCAAAAACTAGCAAGACATCTTAACCGTGCGGAAGTCCGCCAGAAAAAACCAGTGAATGGGGGTAACGATCATGTGGGAGTACGAGCAGAGCCAGCAGCATCCAGAGCTGTTCAACAGATTCGAGCCGCCCGTGAGCAACGGTTGCGAGTTGCAGGAACAGACGGCCGTAGAAACGGCGTGGCGCCTATGGGAAGTGATGGGCGAAATCTTTTCGAACCGATGGATCCTGAAGAACGGAGAGGAACCATCAGAGCTCTGGATCGCTCAGATTGGGTCGATGAGTGAAGCCCAGATTACGCTGGTTTGCCGGCAGTGCATGGAGCGTTGCGCCGCGGGCAGCACATGGCCGCCGGATCTCGCTGAGTTCGTTGCGCTGGTATCTGCCAGCGGTGCTAACCCATTCAGTCTGACATCCGATGCAGTGATGGCGGAGTACAAACGCTGGAGAAACGAGTCTTACCGATATTCGGGAAGCGACAAATACCCATGGAAACAGGATGTTCTGTATCACATTTGCATTGAGATGCGCAGAACTGGAGTTGAGAGGAACCTGACGGAGGGAGAGCTGAAAAAACTGGCAGAAAACTTACTCACGAAATGGACCAAACACCTGGCTAACGGGTTTTCGATTCCCCCGATTCGTCGGCAGTTGGCAGCACCGAGGCATCCAGCAGGGCCGACGCCAGCGCAGGTTCTGATGGAAGAGTACAAACGCCGCAAGGCGGCAGGTTTAACCAAGTAAACGAGTTTTGACCATGACCAAACAATCAAAAACCAAAGTAACCAAAGCACAGATGGTGCTTGCTATCGTTAGCAGGACGCCAGAATGCGTCCTGCAGGATGTCTGTGATGCGCTGGACTTGCAAGCCAGTACAGCTGGTAACTTGCTGCGGCAGCTACATGCCGCGGGAAAACTCCATCGTACCCATAACGGCTGCCAGTACGTCTATCGAGTGGTTGCAGGCGTTGAGGTTCCCGATGTTGCCCTGCCGCAGGCTGCAACACAATTATCTGAAGAAGATGTGAAAAAAGTCCAGGACGCACTGTCCCTGGCGAAGACGCTGGAAGACAGAAAGCTGTGGCGCCGGGCTGCGACTGTTTACACATCGACGCTTGGGATGGCTACAACAGCAAACGAACTCTGGTTGCTTGCCAAAATGCGTAACCGCTGCCTGCGCAATGCGGCGAGGTGCTGATTATGCCTTAAATAGAACCAACAGCAGTTGGTACGGGATGTCAAAGCTAAGTTTAATTATCCCGGGGGTGAGGCAAAGCTGAAATGTCCGCTGAGTGCCAAAAGCAGACTGACTAACTCAATAGTGGGTCAGTCAAAATGAGGGACACGTCGACTCCTGTTACTGTTATCAATTATATTGTAGAATCAGAAAGCAGGCGTCAAAGACCTTAAATATTATTCGTTACCTTAGGGATGTAAGTGATATGCTCGACAATATGAATGAATATGAGGAATTCTTGTTCCATAGGATTGATGATTCGGATTTATTGACAGGATTTGTTATTGGCCATTTAGTGATTGAACATCTTCTTGAAGAGATAATTCTAGGCTATGACATCAAGCTCAGAAAACATTTTCTTACATTGAGTCATAGTAAAAAAATAAACTTCATAAATTCTTTGGAACTAATACCTGATAACGTAGCAAGTTGTTTGCAAAGTATTAACAAAATAAGAAATAAATTTGCTCATCAATTAGGTTACAAGCCGAATAAAGGTGATTTATTGAACCTAATTGAGCAATGTATAGATAGTTTTAACGATATGACCGACGGACTTGAACAACTTCATGGTGCTCTAAAACAATGTGATGATCTACTTGAAACACAAGAAAAATACGGAGTTGGGCTAGCTGATCTCTTTATACAAGTGGTCTACGATCTAGAGGGGTACGCCAAAAAATATTGAGTCATTATTCTTGGGGTAGCCCTCCAATTCGGTGACGCATATTTTTGTTAGTTATTGGTATTAACAGGTAACTGCCGCTTCTCGCTCATAGCGAAACTTCAACCTAGTAAACTCGTCAGCTCCGTGCCAGGATCGGAAGTTGCAAAGTTTCGGCATTTTATGCCAGTGAGTTCCTAATTTCTAATCAACCTCTTCATTATAGGAGTTAGTAAATTGAAAATCGATTGGCATAGCTCATTACTGACCAGTAACAATAGCATGGATAAAAACTACAAAAATACACAAAACGTTCGTCTTTTCATGATTAAGGAATGTGGTGAAGATTTTCGATTCGATCGTGAATTTATGATGTGGATACGTAATGATGATCCGAAAACTTTGGGTGATGTTATCAATGAGTGGAAACGCAGACATTCGTTTTAATAAGCCAAGCCCGCTTTTCGCTCTTAGCAGACGTCATGTTCCTTGAGCCTGACCACTTAGTGCCAGGAGCAGACAAGCTGTTTATTTTTTGACATGAAACTGCGCGCTCTTTGGACGTTCGGGTTATTTTGTCCAGTGCCAGCAGATCCTCTTAGCCGAGTACGCGGCCAGCTGCATAATTGCAGGCACAATCCGGCATCGATGTGTAGTTGCGGTCGCAAAGCTGCTGGAAAACCCTTTTGTGCAGTTCATAAGCCAGTCTCGATACGTGGCAACGGTATCATTGATATAATTTATTTTAATTTTCCCTTACCTCGAAGAAGTGATAGGTATTGATCAGTGGCAAGTAATGGTAGATTATTCTCTTGACTAGAGTCGATGTCTCTAATTAAAATTGTACGGTTTTTTATGCTGAACTTGTATTTAGTCTCCAGCATTGCCCAAAACATTCTTTTATTTAATCTTGATAGTTTTATAAAATTTACAAGACCATCAAGACTCATAACTAAAACTCTCGCCCCTTTTGACTCTTTAAGGTTGCTAATTTCGTCATAAATCTTTTCAGCATCTTCTTTCTCTAAAACAAGATCTGAGATTATCACTAAATGATAAATACCCCTTCTTCGCTTTATTAAATATTCCATCCCGCCATGATTAATAACTACATCATTATTTAGAATTGGGATAACTCCTTTAACCTGATCGATACCTTGCAATGCTTTTTTCTTATACATGCTACAAAGCTTCTCATGAGATTTTAATCCCATTTCAATCAATGATGATGCTTTAGACTGTATAGATAATACGTAGTCATTTTCTACAACAAGAATATCAACTAGTTCTCTTTTTTTATTACCCTCAATAACATCGGGAGAAAAAAACACTTCTTCATGTGAAAAAATCTGCCGCAAAGCATGATTTATAAGAGCTTCCTGCTCATATCCCTCAGAGCCGTTTTTGCTGGTGCTAAATTCATATGTTAATTCGGTATCGTTTGGTTCATGAACACTTGCAAGGTAAGATTTTTTATCAATTACACTTAGTGGCAGACTGATTATTTTCTCGTTACCAGTCAAAGCATTGTTGCAAAATTCATCCATTGCTTCATTGCCTTCCCTAAATCCTGAATTGAGAGAATAGGAATTAGCATGAAGTTTTTTTAAATTTTTATCCGGTAAATTTTCCGAGACTTTTATTTTCAGATCCATAACACGCATTGTATGCGAGTCAAAAAATGTTAATTGAATACCATCATAATCACCTGATAATAACAAATCCAGCCCTTTGATTTCATCTTCCTCTCTTGGTGGATAGGCCAGTAAAAATGGATTATCGACATTATCTTCAATCAACATCCCGATCACTAGTATATTTTTTTTAGTAGATAAACCTACCAAAAGATGGATAGGTGCCCCTGACCAGACGGATTTAATTATAGGAATGCTTGATTTAAGTATTATGTGGATATTACGATTTTCACTATCTATCCAAACTCCATGTAACTCATTGTTTAAATAGGCTAAAAGTTTAGTATTCATTTCAACTTTCATTTCCTTATAGTGATAAGGATGGTGTTTCACACAAACCGACCAGCAGTTCCAACTATGGTACCTCAGTAACTTAGATTGCTTAACTGCAAATCGTGCGGTTTCTAAACATCATATGTCCGCTCCTCGCTCGAATCAGACCTACATCTCATTGAGATTTTCCGCTATGTGCCAAGAGCGGAATCTGGCGCGCCAGAGGTAGCAACGTTTCTTATCAAAGGTGTTGATCACCACAATAATGACTGTATCCCTGTGATAGCGGATTTCGTCCTTTGTGGAGAAAAGATCAATCTAAACATGAGCATGGGTTAGCGAAAAGTGGCATTAAACGCTTGAACATTTCACTTAACAAGTATACTGTTTATTTATACAGTATTTGAGTGAGGAGCTAGTTATGAAAGTGGAAATCACAATTGATCGCCAAAAAAAATTGCCGGATGGCGCTGTGCCTGCTCTGGAGAAGGAGCTACTGCGGCGATTGGATCAAAACTTTAATAACTGCAGTCTTGTGATTCGTCGGGCCAGCTCTGATGGGTTGACCGTGCTTGGTGGAATGGACGGAGATAAAAAACGTGTAGAGGAAATCCTGCAAGACACCTGGGAAAGCGCTGATGACTGGTTCTGTTAAGTTAAGGTCCAGTGGCTTGCCTGGTTTATTTTGAGGATTTTGCTGTGAGTAAAAAACAAGAAATGCCGAACACCGGCTATGCAATTATCAGATGCGACGATGGGGTGATCGTTGCCCGTCTGACATCCTTTCCTGTATGTGAGCGCGCTTTGATGTACCGGCGTGGCGATACTGTTTCGTTTATGCCTCTGCAGCCGGATGAGATCGTGGGGACTCTCTCTCTCTTTTCACAGATGATTGAAAAGGCTAGGTCTGGAGTTGGTTACCTGGTTCCCCCTGGTTCTGTTACAATCCCCTCATAGGCCTGAACAACCTATACCTGCTGCGTCGCGGAGAGAAACCATGACGCAAACCCCCGAAGTATCAAAATCCCATCAGACTGGTGCTCCTTCATCGAGCGCCGGTTTGCTATCGTCTTCAAAACTAACTTTTCGACAGCAGGAAGTTTTCGATCTGCTGGTGGCCTACATCAATCAGCATAGCTACCCACCTACGCTATCTGAGCTGGCCGATATGCTCGGCGTTAGCTCGTCTAATGCGGTCCTGTTGCATCTGCGTGCGTTAGAGAGAAAAAATTTTATAAAACTCTCTCGCCGTGTCTCCAGAGGAATTTCCATCGTCGGGCGAAAGGAGCCTATGCTCGCCGTGCAGCTGCTGCAGGAAATGATCGCTGAAGAACCCGGAGCGCGGGAAAGAGCGATTGAGTTTTTGCGACTGTTCGGTGATCAGCCATGAAGAAAAGTTGGTTTTTACACGAGCAGCTTTCAGAGACTGAGGCTACAGAGCTGGTGGAGCGATACCGTAAAAATAACTGTGTGGTTGAGAAGAGCTTATCCAGAGACTTTGCATCGTGGGAGATCCGCGTGTTGTTGCCGGAATCGAAGAAGCCGCCACGGATTGACAGGACCTACATACAGAAGATGTGGAGGGACTGATGCGAGCTTTGCTTAACGTGGATATTGCACGTCATCTTGGAATTGTGCTGCTTAAGCCGGGTAGTGAATTAATGCCGTTATTCGGTGCCGGCCGAGTTCTTGTTGAAATACCGCCGGCAAGCATGAAAAAGATACCCAGTGGACGTCTTCCTGATGCCCGGCAGCCATTGCGGGATGATATAGGGATCAGACCTTTTTTCATGAAGAAGGCGGTTATCACTGCAGCTGGTGGGGGGAGTGCCCTCGAGTCATGGTTGCGTAGGCAGGTTAAAAACTGTCAGTGGACACATTCCGATTACCATCACCATGAGCTCGTCCCGTTTCGCCATTCGACGGGTGTAATAATCGCATGCTGGCACTGTGATAATGAGCTGAAAAACCAAACGGAACAAACCCTCGATCAACTGGTAGGTGTTAATAACGCTGACTGGGTAATCGACACTGCCCGCATCGCGCTTGGTCTGGACGCTCAGCGCTCATTGTCACTGGCAGAGTTATGCTGGTGGGCGGTAGGCGCCGGGATTGGCGATGAAATTACAGAAGAAATGGCGCGCCGATCCCTGCGTATTAAAGACGATGGGATTAAATCGGTTTACAGGGAGAGTGAGATTGTTCCGTCGGTACCGGCCACCAGCATTCTTTCTCCCCGTCTCGAAAAAGCAATCAGGCCAACGGCAAAAACAACGCCGGGCAAACCTCTGGTTCCAGTGAACGTCGATCCTGTTGCACCGGCGACACTATTCGCGAGACCTAAGCGGAGCCGATGGTTATCAGCTGACTTTATCTCATGGGTTAAAAAACAGCCGTGTATGTGCTGTGGGCAGCCTGCAGATGATGCACATCATCTTATTGGCTGGGGGCAGGGCGGCGTAGGCACCAAGGCCCACGATATTTTTACGATCCCATTATGCCGCAAGCACCACCGCACTTTGCACCATGACCCTGCCGCTTTTGAGCGTGAATACGGCACCCAGCCGGTATTAATTATTAAATTGCTGGACCGGGCATACGCGCTCGGCGTTCTGGCGTAGTAAGGAGAAGAACAGAATGACACCACGTCAACGCCGTCTACACCGTGCAGGATTAGAAAAAGTGGCCGCCGCCCCGCGCAAAAGCTGGCTGGGCCGATTCACTCCCCTTAATGGCATTCAGTCCGCCTGGATAAAATCTCTGCTTACTGTATGGGGAGAAGGTATGAGAGGAGGTGCGGCCCCGCGCAAACCATCAGGACATTCATGCTGGCGAGGTATGAAGGGTGATCACTGGTCAGATAGAGCACTAGAGCGCTTTACGGCAGCAATCGAGCAGGCAAGGAGTGAAGGCTATCGCGGGCGGCAGGCACTAAGCAGGGCGCATGCCATTTTGTGGCCAAAACCTGCAACTGTCGCCATTGACGCTGCGATCACTGAGGATGATGTTGAATTTGTTGAACGATGTGTACTGGCGATATTTGAAACGGGTGATCCTGTTTATCTCGTTGGCGTTAACTATTACACCACCCGCAAAAAAATCTCAGACATAACACGGGAAATACAGCTGGTGGCGCCATGGTTAACAGACAGTGAGGCCCGGAAAAGAGTGCGCTGGTGTCTTGAAATATTCAGAGCAAAAGCTTTCCTTTCTGTTCATAAGGCGATTCATGCGGATTAGCAAAAAGTGCTATGTTGCCTTTTTGGTATTGAAAATGGGCCAGAAAGTTAGATAATTCCCTCATGCTTGGCAGAGCTGCGCCACTCGGCAGCGACAAAAAGCGACAATCTGAATATAACGAAAACCCCGCCCGTGCGGGGTTTTTGCTTTCCGGCGATACGACAGGGGTATTCGCGAGATGCGCTGCATCAATACCCCTGTCATATCGTCGTATTGCATACGCAATCTCACATGCTTCAGCATTCACTGAGGATTTTTAGTGATTTTTTTGAAGATCTCTAGGGCTTCGGTTGTTAACTGATCATGTTCGCTAAAGTAACTGTCACATGCTGCCTGCTTTTGAGCAGGGGATAGATTAGGGTTGCTTGTTAATTCAGCAGTTTTAGCTGCTATTTCTGCCAAACGTTCAAAAATCTCTGAAATTCTTTGGTTATCAGTAGATAGCATTTTACTTACCTCGTATTTACCTGATATCAGTGAGTGCTACATTGAGTCAGGGCTTCGCAATAGCTTTAAGTATTAGAATGCATACAATTTAAGTGGGCGTTGTTGGCTTATATTATGGCAGAGGCGCTGGCGGTATGGTCAGATATTGACACTTTGAATGTTTGCATCATAAATTATCGAGGTGGTGAATCCCCCTATGCGGAGGGGCGACCAGTCAGTTACAGAAACCTGTAAATGCAGCGCGGGCCATGCCGACTGGGGCATGCTCACCGGGAGGCACCCGGCACCACACTAATGCCTTAACATAGTGACTGTAATGACAAAAGCCTTGCTCTTTTTGTCTGTCAGGCTATGGTTAACGAACGTAACGGTAAAAAAAGAAGGCTTTCCTGGTAAATCGGTAGCTCGGACTATTAGGTGCACCTTCCTTTCGTTACAGCCTTGGTTGCCAACTTTCTTCCCGCTTCTCTAAGCGGGTTTTTTTTGTTCATAATCTAGCCTAAGCACTACTTGGGCTTTTCACATCAGTAATCAGGTCATGGTAATTGGATTACAGCGTGCTGTACTTCACGTTTAATCTCATACGCGCAAGATTCGCACCAGACTGCGGTTTTAGCTCAACAGCTTGAGCGCTTTAACGGTAAATTGAACATCACAAGCGAGAGCACTTATAGATTAAGGCAGTTCTTTGTTCCCAAAGGTGGTAGCAAAAAAACAGGGGGAATGTTTACGTATCACTACCCCTGCTTCTTGAAAAGTGGATAACCGTTAATATCTTTTTTTGAAAGTTTTTTTATATCCGCGTCTTTCTTTGATGTAAGACATCAGTGAACCCACTGCAACTAAAAGAAGAACAACAGCTAACGCTAGCATCATTATGGTTGTCATGTGAGCTTATCCTCTGAAAGACTATGGATATTGTGGTTCGCGTGAGGCGTAGTGTGCGAGTTAAGTGAGAAAATTCCTAACAGTATTTTTTTCTTAATTTGATAACAGATATGAAAATTTATTGTTGTTTTTGTAATGATTAAATATGCAGTGATTAATTATTGCCCGCTAGGTTATACAGTTTCCGAAAGATGTATTTTACTGGTTACATTGAATTGACCAGGCGCATATCGTGTAGCTAATGTGGGTGTGTGGTGAATCCCCCTGTGCGGTGGGGCGACCAGTCAATTTTTTCTTTGAGCACACACGCGGGTCTGTTGACTGGGGCAGACTTACCGGGAGGCACCCGGCACCACACATACTGCATAACCCCCTAAAGGCCTTCCATTGCGGCAGGCCTTTTATCTTGCCGATGCCAGAACGTTAATTTTCTGCCAGTAAGCCGAGACCCGTCTAACAGGTATTCATCGGCCGCATTGCCTAATGGGCTTACTTCTCTAATCTATACGAGCGCAGCAGTGGATGCATTACCAGAGATTATGATGATGTAAAGCCTAAGCGGTGGGAAGTTTGTCTTGAGTGAAAATCTTACTACAGTGAGGGCACATCAGCGCAGAGCCCTGATGAATCCCCTAATGATTTTTATCAAAATCATTAAGTTAAGGTAGATACACATCTTGTCATATGATCAAATGGTTTCGCCAAAAATCAATAATCAGACAACAAAATGTGCGAACTCGATATTTTACACGACTCTCTTTACCAATTCTGCCCCGAATTACACTTAAAACGACTCAACAGCTTAACGTTGGCTTGCCACGCCTTACTTGACTGTAAAACTCTCACTCTTACCGAACTTGGCCGTAACCTGCCAACCAAAGCGAGAACAAAACATAACATCAAACGAATCGACCGATTGTTAGGTAATCGTCACCTCCACAAAGAGCGACTCGCTGTATACCGTTGGCATGCTAGCTTTATCTGTTCGGGCAATACGATGCCCATTGTACTTGTTGACTGGTCTGATATCCGTGAGCAAAAACGGCTTATGGTATTGCGAGCTTCAGTCGCACTACACGGTCGTTCTGTTACTCTTTATGAGAAAGCGTTCCCGCTTTCAGAGCAATGTTCAAAGAAAGCTCATGACCAATTTCTAGCCGACCTTGCGAGCATTCTACCGAGTAACACCACACCGCTCATTGTCAGTGATGCTGGCTTTAAAGTGCCATGGTATAAATCCGTTGAGAAGCTGGGTTGGTACTGGTTAAGTCGAGTAAGAGGAAAAGTACAATATGCAGACCTAGGAGCGGAAAACTGGAAACCTATCAGCAACTTACATGATATGTCATCTAGTCACTCAAAGACTTTAGGCTATAAGAGGCTGACTAAAAGCAATCCAATCTCATGCCAAATTCTATTGTATAAATCTCGCTCTAAAGGCCGAAAAAATCAGCGCTCGACACGGACTCATTGTCACCACCCGTCACCTAAAATCTACTCAGCGTCGGCAAAGGAGCCATGGATTCTAGCAACTAACTTACCTGTTGAAATTCGAACACCCAAACAACTTGTTAATATCTATTCGAAGCGAATGCAGATTGAAGAAACCTTCCGAGACTTGAAAAGTCCTGCCTACGGACTAGGCCTACGCCATAGCCGAACGAGCAGCTCAGAGCGTTTTGATATCATGCTGCTAATCGCCCTGATGCTTCAACTAACATGTTGGCTTGCGGGCGTTCATGCTCAGAAACAAGGTTGGGACAAGCACTTCCAGGCTAACACAGTCAGAAATCGAAACGTACTCTCAACAGTTCGCTTAGGCATGGAAGTTTTGCGGCATTCTGGCTACACAATAACAAGGGAAGACTCACTCGTGGCTGCAACCCTGCTTACTCAAAATCTATTCACACATGGTTACGTTTTGGGGAAATTATGAGGGGATCTCTCAGCGCAGAGCCTTTCTGGACTCGGGTGTAACTATGTTCTGATTGGTTGGTGCAGCTAGGGCAGGTACATTTGATGAGGTAGTTGCGATTGTTTTTTGAGTTTTTGCGTTGTTGCATATGATATTTCCTAATGAATGGTCCGCAACAATACACTATCCCCGGGCACATAGCTCGCGTTGAATTATCTAGCCACCTATTCAGGGTGGTTTTTTCATTTTCAGGTACCTGGAATCATCATTGATAAGATTTCCTCCTGCCGGTCCTGAACCTTATCAAACACAAAGCACCCCGTTAACCCGGAGGTGGAGTATGTATCGAATGGACAAGCTAACAACAGGTATTGCCTACGGAACGTCCGCAGGTAACGCGGGGTTCTGGATGTTGCAATTGCTCGACAAAGTATCCCCATCCCAGTGGGCCGCTATTGGTGTTCTGGGAAGTCTGGTATTTGGCTTGCTGACATACCTGACGAATCTGTACTTCAAAATTAAAGAAGACCGGCGAAAAGCTGCTCGAGGTGAATAATGTCTCCGACACTACGTAAAACTGTTCTTGCGGCGGTGGGCGGCGGGGCCCTGGCGATTGCCTCTGCACTCATCACTGGCCCGATGGGTAATGATGGGCTTGAGGGAGTGCGATACTCCCCTTATCAGGATGTGGTAGGTGTCTGGACGGTTTGCTACGGCCACGCAGGTAAAGACATCATGCTCGGCAAAACCTATACCGAGGCAGAGTGTCGGGCGCTACTAAATAAAGACCTGAATACCGTCGCCTGGCAGATCAACCCTTACATCAAAAAACCGATCCCAGAAACAATGCGTGGGGCTCTGTACTCATTCGCCTATAACGTCGGAGCCGGGAACTTCCAGACCTCTACTCTGCTTCGCAAAATCAACCAGGGTGACCAGAAAGGTGCGTGTGATCAGCTGCGCCGCTGGACCTATGCCAAAGGTAAGAAGTGGAAAGGACTTATTACCCGGAGGGAAATTGAGCGTGAAGTGTGTTTATGGGAGCAAAGATGAGTCGCTTAACCGCCGTTATCATCGCAATAGCAATCCTGCTAATGTCCTGTGCCATTTCATGGCGTATGGGATGGAGTTCCCACGCTGATCACATCAATGCTCAGGCTGCGAAGAAGAGAGAGAAGGCCGAGAATGCCATTAAGCCTGTAGAGGAAAAGGCCGCGACTGCTAACGAAGCGGGTAAGGTCATCTACAAAACAATAACCCGCGACGTGGTGAAATATGTTCAGTCTCCGAATCGTACTGTGTGTAGGTTTGATGATGCTGCTGTGCAGTTGCGTCAGCGCGCCATCGATGCTGCCAACTCCATCCCCGGATTTGATGAGTCCGCCGTGCAAAGCAAGTGACGCAGGGAATGACAGCGATGAAGATTTACAGTCTGATGTAGAAACCGCTCAATGCCTGCGCCAGCTCCGTTTGGATAAGTATCGCTGGCAGGCGTACTATCGAGCGATGAGTAAGTAACAGGCATAGCACATGAAATAAGTGGCCTTAAGTGAACAAAAAATCTGAAAACAAGACATTCAAGCTTTCAGCATCGAAATGTTTGTATCTAATTCAGGGGATGTCATGCACTATAGGATCTCAAACCACTCTAAACTAAGTAGCCACTCATGACAGTAAACTTACTACCACAACTACCATGCGGTTATCGTTACGGCATTGAGCGCTCGATCCGGCCCCAGACTGGTGCGGAATTTTTTCCGCCACAAGGGTGTGTTATCAAATCTGTTAACTTTGGGGATGGTGTGGTTATTTGTGTGCCCATCCAATGGTACATTAAACAATTAGATTTATGGGTCACTGTCTAAGGAACCATCGAATAATATGTTAGTTACCAGCCTCGTTAGGGCGAACTGATAATTGCTCTCAAAAGACCAGCATAGAAGCCTGTTGCTCTGGTTGAATGTTCCGGCAAGTTGAAAATGATTGGTTCAATGAGCTCTTTCGATATTTAAATGCTATCGATAACTTAAATGAAGCTATCATCACGTTATCACTGCCAGCCAACACCGAAACGGCAGTGGTCAGTTAAAAAGCAGAAAAGCCTCTCTTGGGTGGCTCCTGAGAGATTTTAGTTTTCTAACTGGTACTAACCAAAGGTCGCATATCTATGCGGCCTTTTTTTTAGCCGGTTTCATGGCTTGAGGACATCCTGGACGAGAATATGTGACAAAACCAATCAGGGGAAACAGGAATGCCCTGTGAGCGGATTTACGAATCGGTGCGAACATCTATCCCCTCTAAGGGATAAAAAAACGATATCCCTTTTAAGAGATAATGAGGAGAAGCAACTTGAAAACGTTGAAAGTCACTATTACAAACCTTCAACAGATTAATGATGGCATTGTCTGTGGGGTCAAAGTCAGATTTAAAGTCATTCAGTCTGGTTGCGTGCTGGTCGAGAAGGTTATATCAGGCAAGGCTACCGCTCCGTTTACCTTATCTTATGATGTCAATGCGAATGATGAATCTCTGGTGGTGGAACATGATCGCCCAGACCTGCAGGAGCTTGTAGTCTCAGCGGCAATTTCCTCTGCAGAGTGTTATAAACCGGATAATACCCTGACCTCTGTCAGTGCTTGGAGCATTCAAACGCAGGGTAAGATATACGCTTCAGGTATGCAGCCAAACATTGATGAGGTATTCAAACGGTTAGATGCTGCTGAGGCACTACTACACTTTATGGGCTGTAAGATTGCGGAACTACAATTAAGATATCGAAATAAATAATAGATCGGCAGGCAGCCTGTAACCGTCTGCCATAGCTATTAAGGTCGGTTATGGATATGTTGGATTTGCTTTAGCATCTCCAAGTTTTTCTGGTTGTATTCATCATCAATCTGCGAAAGTTGATGTATTACGACACTCTTCATATCCTGATCAAGGCAAACAAACATAGTTGCCAGAAGACCTTTGAGAGCTCTTATTTCTTTTGCTGCAGACTCCAGAGTTGAGCAATCCACCTCGATGTTATATTTAATTTCTTCTTCCATTTTAAAGTTCCTTAAGCAGAGCTAATCAGCCATTCCTCTGCAAGTACAATATTTAACTGTGTCCCACCACAGATAGGCTGAGCCGCAACCTTACACTCTGAGCTTTCACAGTAACACCCTGATATTTAACCAGTAGCCTCGCATCTGCGGGGCTTTTTTATTCGCAAAAGGTAACGCGATGAAGAACTTAAAAATTGCATACGTAGACGAGAAGCTGGTGGCGATTGAGTGTGACGGATTGTCATGCTCATCGCTGCCCGTTTCAGAGTTTCTCATCGACAGTGCCGCTTTAACTCTTCTCCCTCAACTCATGCTCGAGGATGTTTATGCCGCCACGAGCTAAACGACCTTGCCGGCACAGAGGATGCACGGCTGTGACCAATGATGTCGGAGGATACTGTGAGATGCATAGGCAGCAACACGCTGGTGATGGCTGGCGTAACTATCAGCCCGGAAAAACTCGGCAGGAACGTGGTTATGGTCGACCGTGGGAAATTAAACGGGCCCGTATCATGAAGAGGGATAAATACCTTTGTCAGAACTGCAGGCGAGACGGTATTGCCACGAAAGCCTCAAGTGTCGACCACATCATTCCTAAAGCTCATGGCGGTACCGATGATGACTTTAATCTGGAGTCATTGTGCTGGACCTGCCACAGCAAGAAAACAGCAACAGAGAGAACCCGATGAAGAGTTTCAAAATTGAATACGTTGATGGTGTTTTGACCGTTCTGGAGACGGATGGTCAGTCACGAATGAATGAAGCCGTACATGGCATCCATTTTGAGCATGTCCAGGGCGGCCGCCCACTGCTGAAACTGACGATTGCACATGATATTGCTCCGGCCCCTGTTTCATCACCTGCACTGGATCAGGAGCCTTTAGAGGGGGAGTTGGTGCAGGAACAACAGACAATGGTTCCCGGTGGTCGCCGTTCACGTCATCGTCGTGGAGGTAAGCAATGATGTATCAACGCACGGATCTGACGCTTTCCATGTTCTATGCATCCAGCGCTGATGCAGACGGGAACAAAGTGGCTACGTTGACGATGCAGGTCATCGCTGCAGAGGCTGGGGCCGTCCAGACCAGCCAGCTGCGATGTATCACCGATAGCGCGAAGAAAAAAACGTATAGCGTAGGTGAACAATCTGTCAGTAATGGTTCCGATCCGTTGCTGGTCGCGATTGAGAATTACTGGCGTCAGAGTACGGATGTCGTCGTTAAAGGATTGATCGCCGAGGTGACCGACTTCATCGCAGGGAACATCAACTCAGTCAGCACCTGGATCGGTCAGTTTGGCATGAAGGTGTTCGAGAACCAGCCATTAGATGAACGGCTACCAGAAAGCGTACTGCAGGCCGATGGAGGATCTGCTACAGCGACAGGATCCTGATCGCCGGTATAACAACTGGTGTTCTTTGAACGTCTGAGATACGCCGGCCCACCAATGCGAACCGTATTCGCCGCCGGCGCAGCCGGAATGACGACCTCCACCTCGACAGAGGCAGCTGCAGCCAGGGGTAGGGGGGAGCAAATCCCTGACCCCTTTCGCGCTTCGGGACTGCCCGTTGAAGTCTATTTTTACACGCCAGAAATAAGAAACTTTTTTCCGGAAGGTTTCATCTATCAAAGGAACGTTTATGGACGGAGGAATTCGATCGTCCGGTGGTGGCCGAAAACCCACTTTACCCACCGGGCAAAAAAGCAAATTAACACGTATTGCGCCTCCCGCTGAGTTAATGGGGGAGGCGGCAATAAGAATGTGGAAGACGCAAAGCAAAATACTCATCGACCGAGGGGTGTTTGAGCTGGAGGACGCACCTTTGTTACTGGCTTACTGCAATGCTTTTCATCTGATGCTCGAAGCCGAAAAAATGCTGGCCAGCGGACTGACCTCAGAAAGTGAAATGGGGGGGCTGAAAAAACACCCTGCAGTTAATGTCCGGAATGACTCGGTTTCCCAGCTTGCCCGCCTGGGCTCTCTGTTGGGGTTAGATCCGCTCAGTCGTCTTCGCATGACCAGCGGACAAAAGGATCCGGACGATGACGGGAATGAATTCGATGAGTTTGACTGATGGCAACCTATCCGAACGTCAATGCAGCGAACCAGTATGCGCGGGATATCGTTGGCGGGAAGATTCTGGCGTGTCAGTTAACGATACTTGCCTGTCAGCGACATCTGGACGACCTCGAACGAGCAAAGGATCCCCACTGGCCCTACCGCTTCGATAAAAACAAAGCAGAACGATTTCTTCGTTTTGCCCAGAAAATGCCTCATACCTCAGGGGAATGGGCCCGGCGTAAACTCCGGATTGAATTTGAAGCCTGGCAGAAGTTCGCTCTTGGCGTACCGTTTGGATGGGTACACAAGAAGACAGGCCTGCGTCGTTTCTCTGAAATCTATATCGAGGTGCCTAGGAAGAACGGGAAATCCGCTATTGCCGCTGCTGTAGGAAATTATATGTTTTGTGCAGATGGCGAGCATGGTGCAGAAGTCTATTGCGGCGCCACGACTGAAAAACAGGCATGGAAGGTATTTTCTCCGGCGCTGCAAATGGTGAAAAAGCTGCCGGCATTGCGGCAAAAATTCTCGATAAAACCCTGGGCAAAAAAAATGACGCGCCCTGACGGTTCGGTTTTTGCGCCTGTGATCGGTGACCCGGGGGATGGTGATTCGCCATCATGCGCCATCATTGATGAATATCATGAGCATACAACATAGAGGTTTCAGAGGGACGGTAGTGTTCGTGTTTGTTCGTTAACTTAATGAGAATTATGGTTTTTTTTGATTTTGATGTTCGAGCATGAACGCATCCGTTTTCTCCGTTACGGGCAACTGTGTATTGCAGTGTGTATTGCTTTTGAGTGTGCAGAGAGTGAGAAGATGGCTGCGGAAAATAAACTTAGTGATAGGCAACTAAAAGCGCTACAGGGTAAATCGCAGACTAAGCAGCGGTTGATTTCAGACGGTCGCGGAATGTCGGCGAGAGTTAGCAAGAATGGGGCTGTGAGCTTTGTGATGTTCTACCGCTTGGGAGGTAGGAATACTTCCCCAATATGGCTGACGCTGGGCAAGTATCCGGATATGTCATTGAAAATGGCACGAGATAAACGTGATGAATGCAGGGCTTGGCTCGCTGAAGGGATCGACCCACGTCACCGCATCGGCTTAATCACTGATGTGTCGGAAAGACCAGTCACCGTAAAAGATGCGCTTGATTATTGGTTAGAGTATTACGCCAAGCCTAAGCGCAGAACTTGGGAGGTCAGTGAACAACGATTTGCTCGATACATTTATGGTCGCTTGGGGGATGTGCCTCTAACTCTGTGTAATGCCGCAATGTGGGTAAAATGTTTTGATGAGGTGAGAAAAACAGCTCCGGTAGCTGCTGGCCATACATTCCGAGACGTAAAACAGGCACTCAAGTTTTGTCGGGTACGCCGTTATGCTATCTCCAACGAACTGGAAGATTTTACCGTTATGGATATGGGGGAAAGGGCGCAAAAAAGGGATCGTGTACTCACAGCTGATGAAGTGCGGGACGTTTGGTATTGGGCGAATACTGAGGAAAACAATTCCAAATTGTCACCCATTAATAGGGTGACACTTGTCATAATGATGGTATTTGGTTGCCGTGGACGTGAATTGCGGGAGTCACTTTGGAATGAATGGGACTTTAAAGAATGGATTTGGACGGTTCCCAAAGAACACAGTAAGAATGGGCGTGAAATAACTCGACCAATTCCGCCACAAATACGTCAATGGCTTGTTAACCTTCGTGCTATTGCAGAAGAGGAGGGCACAGAGCGATTACTGAATGGTGAATTTGCAAAACAAAATGTTATGAGCACAGTTGGTGGTCGTTTCTGGCGTAAATTCAGACATGAAAAATCATGGTGCTTACATGACCTTCGTCGAGTTCTTGCAACCAATCTTAATGATATGGGGGTTGATCCCCATGTCGTCGAACAACTCTTGGGGCATACGCTACCGGGTGTTATGGGTATTTATAATTGGAGCCAATACTTGGCAGCAAAACTTGATGCGCTAACGAGATGGGTTGACTATCTGAATTCGCTAATCAGTTCAGATACAGCAGAGGGGTGTCCTAATGTATAAGTTTATGAGTAAAGCAGAGCTTGAGTTGATACCTAATTTGGAGCGCGTTATTCGTGAAGAAGAATGTTTTTGGATGACCAGTATACCCGCTTCTACTCGTGCGTTTATGGAAAAGCGAGGTCAGTTTCCCAAACGAATTATACTAGGGCCAAAGATAATTGCCTGGAGGTTATTAGAGATACAGGAATGGATAAAAACAAGACCTCAATGAATTTTAAAACGATACAACCCGCCGAATTGGCGGGTTTTTATAATGGAGCGATAATGAAGATGTTTATTGAGCCTACAGTTGAACAACGCCGTAAAATACTTGATGATTATAATTTTTCGTACGATCGAATCGTGCGAGAAAAAGAAAGAAAAATAATTACATCAGTGAGTCGTACATCTGCGTGGGAGATGGAACAAAAAGGAACTTATCCCCGAAGACGTAAGATTGGTAAAGCTGGTACAGGTTGGTTGTTGAGTGATTTACTTCTCTGGATTAGTAATCTTAAGTAATAAGATGGAAAATATAAATGGCTGTTTTGTTTACGAGTAAAATATATCATGGCAATTCATTTTGGTGTTATTGGTCTGGTCACGTATAGTATAACTATAGCTTTTTATGCTTTATACGATTAAACTTCAGAAAACGGTAGATATCCGTGTGGAGCAAGTTTTTTCAATCAGTAGTTGCATACTTTCTCTATGAGGGGCAAACTGGTATCAAAGATAAATTTGGTTGAGGAGCGGTTATGGGTATTTATCATTACACTGATTTGCAAGGATTGAAAGGTATTATTGAAAATAATTCTATGTGGGCTACCAATATTCATTTCATGAATGATAAAAATGAATATATTCACGGGCTTAACTGTTTTCGTAATACAATTGAACATTTGGGTGATAAGGTTTTGGATGCGAGATTAAAATATTTATTCCAGCAAGCCCTTGTAAAGCATGTAGATATTCATCAACACCCTGATAACTTTAAATCTAAACATGTTTATTCTATATCGTTTTGTAGAGAATGCGATCAACTTAGCCAGTGGAGAGGATATGGCAATTCTCAAGGTGTTTGTTTAGAATTTGATGAACAATCTTTGATTAACGGTATTGATAGCGAAGGATTAAGTTTTCTACACAATGACGTTATTTATACAAGTGAGACAAGTACCGTAGATGTTAATGAAAAGATACAAGACCTATTTAAAAACATTAAAAGCTCATCTACTGATATTGATGACTCCTTTATGACTTTCATTAGGGTGAATTCATTAATTGAATCAAACATTCCATTCTTCAAAAACTTGGGCTTTTCAGAGGAAAAGGAGTTTCGTTTTGTTTTTAGTCCATTAATTAAATTACCTAAGGTTAATTTTCGTGTGGGGGCTTACGGTCTAATTCCTTATATAGAAATGAAAATGCTGAGGGAAGAAAAGCTCCCAGTAAAAAGAATAATTATTGGGCCTTCTAAAGATCGAGATTTGCTTAAAACGGGTGTTTATATTTTTCTTGAAAATAATAATTACTCAAATATTCCAATTGAATTTTCATCTGTTCCATATCGAAGCTAGATTTTGGAGCCCCGAATGGGGCTTTGTTAGGCTTTAGGTTCAATACCTTGTTTACGCAGTTCCTTCCTAGCTAACTCTTTTAACCAATTACCTAGACTCATTCCTGCCTTGGATGCTGCTTCATTCATTTGCTCTTTAAGTTCAGGGGTAATCCGAATCTGGAAGGCGGGCGCCTTTCCTGAACCTTTTGGCTGCTTATCTCGTTGGATAATAGTTGACATGTGTGTACCTATTAAATAGCATGGTGTTAATAGGTACGTACCTTATCATAGTGATGTCACCTAAAACAACGCCTCGACCTGTTGGAGCAGGAGCGAGGCGTCTAACCAAAAACCGTTAATTGGAGTAACGATTATGGCTGGAACACAGCATACCCAAACTCACCCCAAATTTACATGGCTATTCTTGGCTACCCGAGAAGCGCTTTCTGAATGTTCACCTGTAGTCCTCAGATGTGATGCAGATTCGGAGGAGGAGGCTCGAGCAATCTTTCCTGAGTGGCATCTAACCTTTGCAGCAAAAATCCGTACTGAAAGTCCCTATTCGTTTACTTGGACAGACAAAAGTCGAGCAACTCTCTGGTCAATTATGGGAGGCGAAATCAGCCTCCCTCTGGAGGCTCGAAATGTCTAAGCCACAACTGCGCTATATCGCTGATCTAAAAAATCTTGAGGAGCATGAACAGGAATTGCGTACTGCCGCGCTTAGTGCTGCCCAAGCAAAAATCGTGGCGACTATGCTGGTGTGTTATCCCAATGCAATGGAGGACGGTGAAATTACCGCGATTGGCCAGTTATTTGAGTCTTTGGCCACTAACCTCGATAGCTTTTTGAAAGCAGAGTGCGAGCGTTTTGAAAGTTGTTCGGAGGTTCAGTCATGATTAGCAACGTCAAATTCAATGAACTGGAAAAACGAGTAGGCCTGCTAGTTGAAAAGGTTTTGCTCCTTGAGGCTCAGATCAAGTCATTGATTGATTCCCAAGGTGGTGAAATACCTCCTGGAATGACGCCAGTAGCCACGCTGGCTGCTGAATACGGTCTCTCAACCAAAAAGGCTGAGGAACTGGCTAAAAATACGGGAGTGATGCTGATTAAGCTGAAATCAGGAGGGTTCGTTGCACCTGATGAAAAGTTCAGGGAAGCGGCTCGGCTGGTTCTACGTAGCGCTAAACGCAAATATGGATCTGCGTACTGGTTCCATCCACTGATCGGCAAATTTCAGATGAACGGGGGTATCCCAAAATGACGGTACAAGTCGAAGCTGTAGAAACAGTATCTGATGCCCTGTTCACATGTTCGTATCTTTGGGCGCATGGCAAGCAGTATAGTCGCAGCGATTTGGATAAAGCTCTCCACCAGCATAAAGATCCAACCACACGTTACGGCAAGTTAGTTGCTCGCTTTAACCAGATTGCAGCGATGCCATACGAAGAGTTGTGTAATGCAGGATATCTCGATATAGACCGGAAAAAAATGATTACCGCACGGCGTTCAGTGCTGGTGGAAGAGATTGGCGAAGAGGCTATGAATACCTTACTTTCTGACGTACAGCGTATCCATCGCGTATTCCCAAAATCAGGTACAACTTTCAGAACGAAATTACCGCTTACGCGCGGATCAGAAGGATTTGATGTTCGTCAGGACTACATTGTAAAACACTTTCTGCCGGCGCAGTCACTTTGCAGTATTTATGGCCCCAGCGGTTCGTATAAGAGCTTTCTCGCGGTTTCATGGGCGTGCCATATTGCCGCTGGACGTTCTTGGGCGGGGAAGAAGGTTACTCCCGGAGCGGTGATGTATGTAGTCGGTGAAGGGGGAGTGGGTGTTCCCAGGCGTATAAAGGCATGGGAACAGGTGCACAATGATAAGGCAGACAACCTCTGGCTGGTCAATCGTCCAGTTTTCCCTGTGCGTGAGTCAGAGGTTACAGAGGTTATTCTTGCTGCTAGGCAGATTGAATCTGAATGTGGCGTACCGGTTCGCATGGTAGTGATCGATACACTTGCCCGATGCTTCGGTGGTAATGATGAGAACGATGCCCGTGACATGGGGGCGTTTATTGAGGGCTGTGATGTTATCAAGCAGAAAACGGGGGCAACGGTCCTGGTTGTTCATCATTCAGGCAAAGATGAAGCGAAAGGTGCTCGTGGTTCCAGCTCTTTTCGAGCTGCGCTTGATACAGAGTTTAACGTCAAGCGTGAAGGGGATGGAAAGGCACTTATTCTGACCTGTACCAAGATGAAAGATGCTGAGGAACCAGAGCGCAAGGCGTATGACCTAACAACGGCAGAGTTGTACACTGATGATGATGGGGAATTAGTTTGCTCTTTGGTGATACATGATAAGCCAAGGGAGGCAAAAGAGGTTGAGCCTGAACTGGCCAGCGTGTCACGCCTTAGCGATAACCACCAGGCTCTATGGCAAGCAGTGCGCAGTCGAACAGCGAAGGGAGAACCATGCTCCATCGCTGTCATTAAGGACGATCTGCGTGCGACATTGGGCGCCGATAAGGTGAGAAAGTCTTTTCCGCGCTGGCTGGACAAGCTAGAAAGTGAACGAATCATTCGTATTGAGGGTGAGAAACTTTACCCTGTAATACTTGATTAAGTGCGGCGCTAAATGCGGCAAGTGCGGCTTTTTGTATGTATTATGAACAAGTGCCGCACTTAGACCCTGTATATGCACGCTAAGTGCGGCATTTCACTGAAACCTACGTCATTATTGGTTTGAGCGGTATTTTTAAGAAAACTGGTGCGGCATTAACTGCGGCATTCCTAAGTGCGGCACTAAACGCGGCAAGTTAGACAAACAAGGAGTAAGCATGCCTATTACGGTCCATGACATAAAAGAGCATTATGATCAATTTGGGCTTCACGATATGAGCTCAATGCCAACTGCCCAATACAGACAGGTTCTTGCTAATGGTGCTCTTTTTTGGATAGATCATCATGATTTTGTTCGTAGCACACTTTCTGAAGAAATCTTAGCAACGAATAAAGAGCAACTTGATGCCCTAATTGAACACCTTAAAGAGTATAGGGATAAGATGTCACCACCACCAAAATGGATGAGTGAGAATTAATATGATTGGCCTGGTATTATACCAGGCCATTTATTCAAAGATGAGCAAGAAGAACAGACGCTCCTGCACCAATAATACTAGCAACTGTACTATTATTTAACAAATCTTTGAGGATTGATTTTGCTTTAGGATCCTGTGATTGGGCTACCTTTTCAACAAGTTCAGTAATGCTGATATTAACAACAAGATGGTTCTGCTCACCTATTTGCACTTGAGAGCCAGATACACTTCCAATGTTAAACGTATTTTGGCTAGATGGTTTAGGTTTGTGCTCATTAGCAGTTAAATTTTCTACCTTTAATGTAAGCATATGAGGGTGTTTAGTTCCTACATTAAGGCTTCCACCAGGGAGAAATGACATATCAATAACTTTTAAACATATCACTCCCTTTCCTAGTGTTTGCGTAATTTCATCGCCAATGTTAACGTCTGGCTCTTCCGTATATGGGATTGTAACTTCTTTTTTAGCTGAGTTCCTTCGGCCTTTATATTCAACGCCTGCAATTGTAAACTTTTCTGGGTATGCCATAGCATCAAAATCCATCATTTAGCTCCTTTTGGTTGCTGTGTGGTTATAACACTTACTATTTAAGATAGATATTAATTCCTTGTGTGTCTCAGGGTTCATAAGATTTTTTGATAAAATAGAGTTTAAGAGCATCTTAGAGAAAATAATAATATCTTCTTCACCTGAGGTGGATATTGTTCGGAAGAAATCAATCAAGTCTTGGCTGATAATACTATTATTGGTTCCAAATTGGGCGTAACGGCTATTTACAGTGTCAATGTTAAAGGTGGTATGTGTGGGTGCTGGTTTTTTCATCTTTTCAATTTCTGCATGCTCGGTTATTTTTTGAGACATGCTTTCAACATGGCTATCAACTTTTTTCTTTTCTGGAAAGGTGAATCCATCACCTCTTAATATTCGATCGGTCTCGGCCATTTCGTCATAAATCCTCCGAATCATTACTAACAATAATAGTCTAGCCTCTTCAATGGATTCCTCTACTGGAAATTGACATTCAATTGCTAAAGCTGAGGTCTGTTCCAGTACATTAATTGCATTGTTTTCGATGTAGGGCTCTATAAACCCATTCCAAAACACCTGCACGGGAGAACCTTTGAATTGTAGACCTTGATAACAGATTTCTGAACCGTCATATGTTCTAACCCTCATAGGTGGCCCTGCATTGAAAAAACGCCACTTATGGATCAGTTTAGTGAGTTTTTCATCAATGTCCTGAACGGCTTTATATGTCCTCTTGTGTAATGGAGAGGAAACCATACCTGGAACCGCGAGAATTTCTTTTGCCATAGTAATCGCCACCTCTTAACTCATCACTTTTTGTAAATTATTTGTTCGCCCTTTATCAAGAGTGTTCGGCATAAAATTGCCTTATTTACTTCAATATGTTGATCCATATCTTGGTTAGTGGCACTCAGACGTGAGCCGCCACAGACAGTCTAGTTTGCCTTTCAGAGAGACACCTTTACTGAGCACCTTCTTTTAGGGGCTGGCTTCACGTCTTAACGTTACTCGTTACGGAAACCACTCCATGAAGAAATTACTCGAATTACGCCAGCAGAAAGCCGCTCTCAAAACCCAGATGCGTTCCATGCTGGACAAAGCCGACACCGAAAAGCGCAGCCTTAACGAAGAAGAGGGCAAAAAGTTCGACGAACTCCGCGACCATGCTGATGCGCTTGAAGTTGAAATCACCCGTCTTGAAGCAGTCGCCGACGATCAGCGCAATCTGCCTGGTACTTCCGTTGAAGGTGAGCCAGTAAGCAACGACGAACTGCGACACTACATCATGACCGGTGATACCCGTTCTCTCTCCACGCTGGTGCAGGCTGATGGCGGCTATACCGTTATCCCTGAGCTGGACAAAGAGATCATGCGCCAGTTGCAGGATGATAGCGTGATGCGATCTATCGCGACAGTGAAGACAACCAAAACCAACGAATACCAGAAACTGGTATCTGTGGGCGGTGCTGCCGTTAAGCATGGGGCAGAAGGTGAAGCGCGTGCCGAAACTACCACACCGAGAATGGAACGTGTGGATATCAAACTCAGCCCGATTTATGCATACCCGAAAACCACTCAGGAGATCCTCGATTTTTCCGAGGTGGATATTCTGGGTTGGTTATCTTCTGAAATCTCCGACACCTTCAGCGCTACTGAAGAAAATGATTTTGTTAACGGCGATGGTGTGAAGAAGGCTAAAGGCTTTCTGGCTTATGACCGAGTGGCCACCAGCGATAAAACCCGACCTTTCGGTACGTTGGAGAAAATCGAAACGACTGCTGTTAACTCAGATGGTTTGATCGACCTGCTATACAAGCTGAAAGCGAAATACCGCAAGAACGCCGTATGGGTGATGAACTCGAATACTGCGGCCACGCTTCAGAAGCTGAAAAACGATAACGGGGACTATATCTGGCGCGATCGTCTGGTCGCTGACTCTCCTGATACGCTGCTGGGCCGTCCGGTTCAGTATCTGGAAACTATGCCCGATGCGGCTCCGGGAGAAGCATTTCTGGCGGTAGGCGATTTTAAGCGTGGTTACTTCATTGTCGATCACACCACAGGCGTGCGCACCCGTCCTGACAATATCACCGAACCGGGTTTCTACAAGGTGCATACCGATAAATACCTGGGCGGCGGCGTGGTGGACTCCTGCGCCATCAAGGTGCTTGAGCTTTCCGGCTCCGGTTCCTGATCTGACGTTTAAGGGGCTTCGGCTCCTTTTGCCCTCTGTGGAGTCCAGTAATGAAAACAATCGATTTTGAAATCCGAACCTCTGAGCTGAGCGCCAGCAACAAAAAGCTGGTGGGCTATGCCGTGCGCTGGAACAGCCTGTCAGAAGTTATCTGGGATGAGTTCCGCGAGCAGTTTGTACCGGGGGCGTTTAAAGACAGCCTGGCATCCGGTAGCGATGTGCGCGCACTGTACGAGCATAACTATACCCAACTGCTGGGGCGCACTAAATCCGGCACGCTGGTGCTGTCCGAGGACGATACCGGGCTGCGCTTTGAGCTGACCCCACCGAATACCCAGCTTGGGAATGATGTGCTGGAGCTGGTGGAACGTGGGGATATTTCCGGCATGAGTTTTGGTTTCCGTGCGCTGAAAGAGGCATGGGATATCGGCCAGTCTCCGTACCTCCGTACTGTAATAGCTGCCGACCTGCGGGAAATCACAGTTACGTCTATGCCTGCTTATCCTGAATCTGGTGTGGAAATCGCGCACCGTTCGCTTTTCTCCCAACATCCTGAACTGCGTCGCGCTGGCGATAACCGTCGCCGCTGGGCTGAATTAGCGGGGCTTTGATATGTGGAATATCTGGCCGTTTGGCCGTAAGTCTGAACCCTCCGAGCAGCGCAGCATGACCATTGATGAGTTTCTGGCGATGGCAGGGATTCCAAATACCGGATCAGGCGAGTACGTGTCTGCGGGTACTGCGGAATCTCTGCCGGCGGTGATGAATGCTGTTTCCGTTATCAGTGAAGCTGTGGCGACAATGCCCTGTTACCTCTATCGGGTACGAAATGATAAAGGACGAGAGGCGCGGGAGTGGCTGAGCAATCACCCGGTGGATTTTCTCCTGAACGAACAGCCTAACGACTGCCAGACGCCTTACCAGTTTAAACGCACGATGATGCGCCACTGCCTGCTGAATGGTAACGCCTATGCGGTGATCCAGTGGGGCCGTGACGGCCAGCCGCAATCCCTGCATCCGTATGCGCCGGGGGCGGTTGTTCCCGAACGTATTGGCCAGCATAAGTACAAATACACCGTTACTGAACCGTTTACGGGGGCTGTGCGCACCTACTTGCAGGAAGAGATGCTGCACCTGCGTTACTCCACCGACGATGGCTTTCTGGGGCGTTCGCCGATCACCGTCTGCCGTGAGGCGTTGGGGCTGGGCCTCGCTCAGCAGCGCCACGGTGCCAGCATTATGAAAGATGGCATGATGGCGGCTGGCGTGGTCACTACTGCTGAATGGCTCGACAGCTTAAAGGGCAAACAAGCCCTGGACGCACTGGAACGCTACAAAGGTGCCAGAAACGCCGGGAAAACGCCGATCCTTGAAGGTGGCATGGACTATAAGCAGCTTGGCATGAGCAATCAGGATGCTGAGTGGCTGGCCTCCCGTCGCTTCACCATTGAAGATATTGCCCGCATGTTTAACGTTTCTCCTATCTTTCTGCAGGAATACAGCAACAGCACCTACAGCAATTTTAGTGAGGCGAGCCGCGCCTTTCTTACCATGACAATGCGCCCGTGGCTGGCGAACTTTGAGCAGCAGATTAAATCCGCGTTGCTGGTGGCATCGCCTGTACCCGGAATCCGTTATCAGGTGGAGTTCGACTCTGCCGATCTTCTTCGAGCCACTCCAACCGAACGTTACGCAACTTATGAGCGCGGTATCAAGAACGGGATCATGAACCCGAACGAAGCCCGCGAACGCGAAGGGATGCCACCGCGTGAAGGTGGCGACGAATACAGTCAGGCATGGAAGCAGGAAGTGAAGGTCAGTAAGGACAACAAGGACGGTGACGAATGAGAGCCGGAAAGATGAAACGCCGCGTCACTTTTCAGAAGTCAGAATCTCACCGTGATCAGATGGGGCAGGTTATCTATGTGTGGTCTGACCTTGCCACCGTCTGGGCTGAAATCCGCGCTATAAGTGGGCGTGAGCGTATGTCTTCAGGGGGACTCTACTCCGAAGCCACTGTACGAATCTGGACGCGCTACCGCGACGATATCACCACCGCAAACCGCATTTTGTACCGCTCGCCAAATGTCCGGGGGCAGGTTTACGGCATTGTAGCCGTCATTCCTGATGTGGATCACACCCGGCTTGAGCTGCTGTGCAAGGGAGGCATTTTCAATGAATGAGTTAATTGGTCTGGAAGAAGCAAAGCTGCATTGCCGTATTGATGATGATTATGAAGACACGCTGATACAGGCGTACATCGATGCGGCGCTGGAGGTTTGCCAGAAGCATATCGGCAAGCGGTTTGATAATGGGCTGGAGTTTACGCCAGCTATCAAGATTGGCTGTCTGATGTACGTATCTCAGTTGTACGAGTACCGCACGATGATTGGTGATACTGACGCCAAAGAGATACCGATGGCTGTCTCTGCGTTGTGGTCTGTCTATCGTGATGTGGGGGTGTACTGATGCCGTGGCAACCACTACGCCGATGCACTGAGCCGGGATGTAATAAACGGGTGAAGTCGGGCAAGTGTGACGAGCATAAGCGGGATGCCCGCCGACAAAGCGACAGCCGAAGAGGTACGCGAACAGAGCGTGGTTACTCCAACCGCTGGGGCGAATACCGTCGTCATTTTCTGAAAGCTAATCCGCTGTGTGTCCATTGTCTTAAGGCTGACGTCTATACATCGGCAACTATCGTCGATCACATCATCCCTATCGAGGGTGAAGCCGATGTGCTGTTCTGGCCTGCCAGTAATCACCAGTCGTTATGCGCTGCCTGTCATGGACGGAAGACAACCACAACAGACCCGGTGACGAAGCAGCAGCGTAAAGCCGGTAAGTTCCGTGAGCAGGAAGAAGCAGCATGTCATCGCACCGACTGGATCTATGAGGCAAACAATGACTGAGCAGGAACAGCAGCGGCTGATTAGTGGGCTGATAAAGCAGCGTGAGTCATGGCAACCAGCCAGACAGAGAGCGCATAAGAAGCCCGCAGTAAAGCGCATGAGCCAGCGTGACCGGGAGCTTATGGAATGCTTTCACAACCGCTGACAGGCCGAATGGACGGGGTGGGGGAGGTTTTCAGGACAAACCCCTCTCAGCGAGGAACCACCTGCCCCCTCAAATTTTTACGCTCGGTAATTTTTTTGAAAATAAAACGCGATGGAAACGAGAAATTTTTATGGCAAGACCACCAAAACCGCCAGCTTACCTTGATGAGCTAGCCGCGCAGCAGTGGAAAGCAAAGGCGAAGCAACTGGCGGAGCGCGGGGATCTGACTCCCGCCGACTGGAATAACCTTGAGCTTTTTTGCGTCAACTATTCGTTGTACCGCAAAGCCGTGGAAGACCTTGCCAGCCGTGGTTTCAGCATTATTAACAGCCAGGGCGGCGAGAGCCGGAATCCGGCGCTGAGTGCAAAGGCCGATGCTGAAAAAATCATGATTAAAATGTCGTCGCTGCTGGGCTTTGATCCGGTAAGCCGCCGTCGTAACCCTGTAGAAACGGAAGAGGAAGACGAGCTTGACCGTCTGGGATGAGTACGCAAACGCGATAAAAACGGGCGAAATTCCGGCCTGTAAGCGCGTAAAACAGGCCGTGGAAAGGTACTTTTCAGACCTGAGTGACCCCCGTTATGAGTTCGATACGGCGACCGTAGAGCGGTTTATTGCGTTCTCCCGGCTCTGTCCTCACGTCAAAGGACCGCTGCGCGGCCAGCCTATTGAACTGGAGCCGTGGCAACAATTTGCCTTTGCTAACCTGCTGGGATTTAAAGTCAGGGAATCAGGCCGCCGGAAGTACAGCAGTGCCTTTATTGAAGTGCCGCGCAAGAATGCCAAATCTACCGTAGCCGCCATGCTGGCTAACTGGTTTCTGGTAATGGAGAAGGGCCAGCAGGATATCTACACGGCGGCGGTGAGCCGGGATCAGGCCCGAATCGTGTTCGACGATGCCCGCCAGATGTGCCTGCTGTCAAAACCGCTAAAAAAGCGCGTCAATATTCAGGCGCACAAGGTCATTTATCCAAAGAGCAACAGCCTGTTGAAGCCGCTGGCGGCGAAAGCGGCCACCATTGAGGGGACTAACCCCAGCCTGGCGATTGTCGATGAATACCACCTTCACCCCGATAACGGCGTTTATTCCGCGCTTGAGCTGGGGATGGGCGCACGACCGGAGGCGATTTTGTTCGCCATCACGACCGCCGGAAGTAACGTTGTCTCCGCCTGCAAACAGCATTATGACTACTGCTGCCAGATTCTGGCCGGGGAGGAGAGTAACGATTCGTTGTTTGTCCTGATCTACGAGCTGGACGACGAAAGCGAGGTTGAGCAGCCTGAAATGTGGATCAAGGCTAACCCTAACCTGCATGTGTCCGTTGACGCGGCTAAACTGGAGTCCACCCTCCAGAAAGCGCGGGGCATACCGTCGCAGTGGGTGGAAATGCTGACCAAACGTTTCAATATCTGGTGTCAGGGCTCCACTCCGTGGATGGGGGCCGGTGCATGGGACGCCTGCGCGCTCGACTATACCGAAGAAGATCTTGCAGGGATGGAGTGCTACGCAGGATTTGACCTGTCCTCAACCAGCGATATCACCAGCGTGAGCTACGCTTTCCCGTTCGACAGGGAGATCCGCCTGCTGACCCGCCATTATCTGCCGGAAGCGCAGTTGCTTAACGTCGCCAACAAAAACCGCGCTATCTACCGCCAGTGGGTGAAAGCGGGCTGGATACGCACCACACCCGGCGACTGTATCGACTATGACCGCATTCGTGACGATATCCTGCGCGATGCTGAAATCTTCAATATCAGGCTGGTGGGCTTCGATACCTGGAACGCCACGCATCTGCGCACTCAGCTTCAGGGAGCCGGTCTCGATGTGGAGCCGTTTCCTCAAACCTATCTCAAGTTCAGCCCGGTCGCGAAATCCTTTGAGGTATTCGTCAACCGCAGGGTTGTGCGTCATCGTGGCGATCCTGTTCTGTCCTGGGCGATTGGTAACGTGGTGATGGAGTCTGACGCCAACGCCAATATCAAGCCTAACAAGAAGAAATCCGCTAATAAGATCGACCCTGCTGTATCAGCGTTGATGGCGTTTGGTACTTTCCAGTCTGAGCACGAGGATTTTGCTTTTGATATGAGTGACAATCACAAAGAACGATTGGCAACATTTAATGGTATTTGAATTTTATGTCAGTTGGTTGAGATGTTATGGTCTTTATTTTTTTATGACTTTTTACAGAGAATGTTTATGAACGAAAAAATGACACGAATTGAACTGAGCGGTGTGCTTGGTAAAACTTTTGGTAAGGTTCATCATCGTTTAATTAGTACCGTACATGAGGCGGGGATCGCATTAGCTGCGACGCTACCTGGGTTTGAAAAGTATATGATTCATAGTAAGGAACAAGGATTAACCTTCGCTATTTTCAAGGGTAAAACAAACATAGGTGAGAACGATTTAAATTTTCCTATAACAGGTGATGCCATCCGTATTGTACCGGTGATCATGGGTAGCAAAAAAGCTGGTTTCCTTCAAACTATCTTAGGGGCGGTTATTGTTGCGGTTGGTACAGTAGCCACATTTGTATTTGATCAACCGTGGGGCGTTAATGTGATGATGGCTGGTGGTGCCATGATGCTAGGGGGTGTAGTCCAGATGCTTTCTCCACAGCCCGTAGGCTTGGCTCGCAAGGAATCCCCGGAAAATAAAGCATCATACGCTTTTGGTGGCGTCACGAATACGGTATCACAAGGTTATCCAGTTGGATTACTATACGGAAAGCGTCGAATCGGAGGGGCAATTATTTCCGCTGGGGTTTATACAGAAGATAAGCAGTGATAATGAAAAGCCTGAAAGGAGTGTTTCAGGCTTAGATTTTTTATTTTGTTCTTCCATCTTTGAAAATCATTTGTTTTGAACCCGAAAGATAGTTTTGAACAATGCCCAGCAAATCTTTTGAATAATCAATTGTCGATATGAATGTTATGGGTTCATGGTATTCGTAACCAAGTTCATAACCACTGATTTTTATTTGAAAGTCGCCGTTCTCACTTTGAAGGTAAGAGTTGTCATTCAATTCTTCTCTAAAAGTTCCTTCTCCATACTTGATGTCAGTTATTTTAACTGTCAACATGCTGGATAATTTATAAAGAGAGTAAAAGTCGCCATTGGTACAATTTTTAATGAATAATTCATTGCTCGGAATGCTACTAAGTTTCTGAATTATTGTATCGACATCCAAATCTTTTTGCGAGTCTAGCCATGATTGTTCAATAGATGGCGTGAAATATTTTATTATTGGAGGGGTTATTGCAGTGACATTTATTTGAAGTTGCTTAATTAATGGTGTTCCGTCAGGTGCCATCCAGTCGGAATCATTTGCCTCTCGGACAATAAGTAAATCTATTTTGTTGTTTTCGGCCTTTATTTTTGCTCCACTTTGGTAGCCGGTTTTTGTTGCATAAATAAGCCTTAATCCTGGGATGTCATCTGTTTTTCCGAGAAATGCATCGATTTTATCAACCGTAATGGTCGATGCATAATCCTTGCATTCAATCACGGTTTTATATTCATGGCCACCAATGTTAAACTCCCAATACACGTCAAATTGTCTATCGATGCCATTTCTATCTTTTATTATTTTGTTGGTTTCTACTTTTATGTTTTTTAAATGGGATATGCCTTCTGCATTTATCAAGCTTTGTTGTATTGTACCAACGAACTCTTCATACGCCTTACCAGTATTTTTAACCATATTACCCTTCTTTCTTAGGAAATTATTTTATTCAAATGCACCTGCAAGCTTGTAATCAACTTGCGATTTCCTTTTTATGTCATGAATTCAGATAGTTAGCTGCGCTTAACTTAAATGTTATAGTCGTAATAGATAAGGCCATCTGTGATTTAGATTCAGGAGTGTCACTTCATGGGCACATCTGCGTGAAACTTTAGCTCTTCTGCCTGTGTATTGCTATGTGTATTGCTCATAGAACCAGTCAGTGTCATCAAGCTCCCTTAAAGTGATATTTAACATAGGGTTAAAAGTTCTTGCAATAAATATCACGAACATACTACTGATGCGCTTTACACCACCATGACCACCGGTATGGGGGCTCGTGAACAACCGATGACACTGATCATCACCACTGCCGGCTATGACATTACATCCCCTTGCTATGAAAAGCGTACTCAGGTTGTCGAGATCCTGCGGAGAACCCGTAATGGCGAGGAAAATGAAACCATATTTGGGCTGATTTATGGCCTTGATGACGATGATGACTGGACGACTCCTGAGGCATTAATCAAGGCAAACCCCAACTATGGCATTTCGGTAAAAGCAGATTTTCTCCGGGCTAAACAATTATTGGGTATGTCGACGCCCGGGCAGACAAACAAGATTCTGACCAAGCATTTCAATCGCTGGGTAAGCGCAAAATCAGCTTATTACGACCTGAGAAAATGGATGGATGCAGCCGATAAAAACCTTAAGTTGTCAGATTTTGAAGGGGAAGAATGCTGGCTGGGTATCGATCTGGCCTCGAAAGTTGACCTCAATGCCGTGGTTCCAGTTTTTCGTCGTGAAATAGACGGAATAACACATTTTTACTGTGTTTCTCCTCTGTTTTGGGCACCAGAAGAAACCATTTACTCGCAGGAGACCGCGCTGAAAAGTACCGCAGAACGTTATCAGTCCTTTGTCCGGCAGGGTAAGTTGATCCCGACCGATGGTGGCGAAGTTGATTACAGGCTGATATTTGAAACGATCCTGAAGCTGCGGAATACCGTAAAAATTGCCCAATGCCCCATTGATCCTTATGGCGCGACTTCATTACGTCACATGCTTGAGGAAGAGGGGCTTGAGCCTGTCGAGATAAGACAAAATTTTACCCATATGAGTGATCCTATGAGAGAGATTGAGGCTGCGCTCATCTCGGGGAGATTCCATCATGACGGACACCCTGTCATGAACTGGTGTATTTCCAATATCGTCGGCCAGTACCTTCCCGGAAGTGACGATATTGTGCGTCCCGGGAAAGAAGGGCGGCAGAACAAGATAGATGGTGCGGTTGGTTTAATGATGGGGCTGGGGCGCGCCATGCTTAACAGTTCAGTGATGACATCCGTATACGATGAGGAAGATATAGCATGCTAATTTCAGTTCTGAGTTTTATTGTCGGCCTCACTGGTGCTGGATTGTTATCCGCAGGTGCCTGGCTTATTTCTCCATCAGTGGGATTGATAACAGGAGGGATTATTTGTCTGGGCTGGTCATATATGACAACCCGGGCCTTTTCCTCCGGCGTCAGCAATGGCGGAGGTAAATAATGTTCCTACCCCAGATGTTCAGGGGCCGACAATACTCGGGTAATAGCTTCTGGGAAGCCATGCTGGGCGGGGTTCGTTCAAGCCAGAGCAAAACTGGCATCATAATCACGCCGGAAACCGCTCTTGGACTTTCAGCGGTCCGGGCCTGTGTCACCCTCCTGGCGGAGTCAGTCGCGCAGCTGCCGTGCGAACTTTACCGGCGGGATAAAAATGGCGGGCGCCAGCGTGCGACGGACCACCCGGTTTATGACCTGATTCACTCCCAGCCCAACAGGAAAGACACCTCATTCGAGTATTTCGAGCAGCAGCAGGGGTTGCTGGGGCTTGAGGGAAATTGCTACTCGATCATCGAACGGGACGGAAAAGGCTACCCGAAAGAGCTGATCCCCATTAACCCGAAAAAGGTCATTGTGCTGAAAGGGCCGGACGGTATGCCGTATTACGAACTCCCGGAAGTCGGTGAAATTCTGCCGATGCGCATGATGCACCATGTGAAGGTCTTTTCTCTGGATGGCTATATCGGCAGTTCCCCCATTCAGACGAACGCCGATGTCTTGGGGCTGAATCTGGCCGTTGAGGAGCATGCGGCAGCGACATTTCGGCGTGGGACAACGATGAGCGGGGTGATAGAGCGTCCGAAAGAGGCTGCGACCATTAAAAGCCAGGATGCTATTGATCGCCTGCTGGCGAAGTGGACCGAACGCCATTCCGGTATTCACAATATGTTCTCTGTGGCACTGCTGCAGGAGGGCATGAGCTACAAACAACTGTCGCAGGATAACGAAAAGGCGCAGCTGCTACAGTCGCGGCAGTGGGGCGTGGAAGAGGTCTGCCGGCTCTATAAAATCCCGCCACATATGGTGCAGATGCTGGCGAAAGCGACCAACAACAACATCGAGCACCAGGGCCTGCAGTTCGTGATGTATACGCTGCTGGCCTGGCTGAAACGCCATGAGGGTGCGATGCAGCGCGATCTGCTTCTGCCCAGCGAACGCCGCGATTTGTACATCGAGTTCAACGTTTCCGGGCTGCTGCGAGGCGACCAGAAGTCACGCTATGAATCGTATGCGCTGGGCCGCCAGTGGGGATGGCTATCCACTAACGATATCCGGCGTATGGAGAATCTACCGCCAATTGCTGGCGGGGACAAATACCTGACGCCGCTCAATATGGTCGACAGCGCGAAGATCCTTCCTGGCGATAAGTCGCCGACAGCAAAACAGCTGGCCGAAATAGAATCCCTTCTGGCCAGAGCCTGATTATTTCCCGCCGCGCGGGATGACCTGGAAGACAACATGACAACGAAATTAATTAACCTGCCGCACCTGGCAGATATGGTCTTTGGCGTGCCGCATTACGTGACGCGGCAAACAATGGACTCCGTGAAAGCGGTGCTCATCCCCCGTATTCAGGGGATCACCGAAGATGCCGTCATTCAGATGGCGCTGAATCCGGGTAAATCACCTGCAGCTGAGCAGGTTCAGCCCACCGGCGGGGTGGCAGTGATCCCCGTTCACGGCATTCTTGTTCCACGCCGGGGGCAGATTACGGCGATGTGCTCCGAGCTGACCAGCTACGAGCGGATCCGCGGGCAGCTGCAGGCGGCATTAAACGACCCCTCAATCAGCGAAATCGTTCTGGATATTAACTCCGGCGGCGGCGCAGCGGTGGGGTGCAAGGAGCTGGCCGATTACATTTATCAGTCTCGCGACACGAAACCCATCACGGCGATTGTGAACTACAGCGCGTATTCCGCCGCGTATTTCATCGCATCGGCCTGCAGCAAAATCATCGTCAGCCAGACCAGTGGCGTGGGGTCGATTGGTGTGATCATGGAGCACCTCGATACGTCGAAGATGGAAGAAAAAATGGGGCTGACGTTCACCACCATTTACCGGGGAGATAACAAAAATAACGGCACCCAACATGAACCACTGAGTGAAGAGTCGCTGGGTATGTTCCAGGGCATGATCGACGAAATGTACGAGACGTTTACGGGGTCGGTGGCCGAATATCGCGGCCTGAATCAGCAGGCCGTCATTGATACGCAGGCGGGGCTGTATTTTGGCCCTGGCGCTGTGTCCGCCGGCCTGGCGGATGAAGTCTCTGACCCCCAGGCGGCGATCAATGCTATCGCGGCAAAGTATCAGCAACCCCGTCAAAAAACCTCCATTCAGATGCAGGCAGCCGCGATGGATCTGCAAACCAAAATGTAACCCGGCGCAACCATAAACCGCGTCACCTTAAGCAGCCAGCAGGCTGCTTTTTTTATGTCTAAAAAGAGAGAAATAAAATGCCACATATTGAAGAATTGCGTCGTAAGCGTGCGGGTATCGGTGGCCTGGAAACCAGCCTCGGGAAAAAAGCCGATGCAGCCGCGCTGACGTCCCTGACGCAGAAAGTTGAGCAACAGGGCGCCACGCTGACATCGCAGGGCGCCGCGTTAACATCGCTCACTAACCGGGTTGGCCAGACGGAAACGGGCCTGGCTGGTACGAATGAGGCGCTGAGCGGGCTGCAGTCTGTTGTTACCCAGCAGGGTGACAGGATAACCAGCCAGGGTCAGTCCATCACGAAACTGACGAGCGATTTGGGCACGACAAATGCCGCGCTGGCGAAGAAAGCCGAAGCGGCTGCGGTCACAGCCTTAACGCAGCAGGTAGAGCAAAACGGGCAGGATATTCGCAGCAATACTGACAGCATCACCAGCCTGTCGAATCAACTGGTCAATGGCCAGCCGAATCGCTGGTCCCGTCGACTCTATCCTGTGCAGCTGGCTAACGCCGGGACAGTCCCGTCATTCAGCGATGTTCGCGCCGTGGCGCCAACGGTCGTGGATGAGGTGGCCGACGCGGCCAAACTGGACTTTACGTCCGCCGGCAGCTATCTGATCGCGCTGTATTCCTGCCAGGTGAAAGTGGCCGCAGATACCACCATCACACTGGCGCCCGGCGCCAGGGTTTTTGATGATACCGGCGCCATATTTGTGAATGGGGTTCAGGTCGCCTGGGGTAACGCCAGCTGGAATACCGTCAGTTTTGAACTGAAAGCCGGCTGGAACACCGTTGAGTTTCTGGTGAATCAGTGGACCGGCCAGGCGTATATCAACCTGGGCCTGAAGCTGTCAGACAAGGTTGCTGAGATGTACTCCGGTCTCGGGGTTTCCGCGCTGGCAAACGCAGCCGGCGTGCTCAGCTCGAATGTCAGCCAGATTGGCAACGATGTGGTCAGCAATTCGCAGAACATCACCCAGCTCCGGAATGCGCTGACGCTGACAGACGCGAACGTGGCCAGCAAAGCGGATCAGACGGCGATGAACTCGCTAACCGGACGAGTGGAGAAGACGGAATCCGGGCTGACGGCTGCTAACGCCAACATTACCTCGCTGAAATCCGCTGTACGGGCCGGAAACGCATCAGGCGGGGATTTAATTCCCAACCCGACGTTTGACCCGGCGTATGACCAGATGGGGTTCAGCGTGGTATCCACGACGGCTGAGGAGGTCCCGCCGGGCTGCCCGTATGGTTATGCGGCCCGAATTGCCAGCCGGGATCACCATCCTAACTTTGCCGCGTTCCCGGCCACGCTTAACGATGTGATTGAGATCAGCGCACTGGTTGCCTGCGGCGCCGGCACGGCGAATTTTAATCTGTATGTTGGCACCGCCGTTCGGCCAGATACGAGCACCGGTGCGCCACTCATGGCGGGGGGCGGGAAATCACCCTCCGCGACCTGGCAGAGAACCACCTGGCGCTTCAAGGTCACGCAGGCGATGGTGGACAGGGGTTATATCCGCCCGTTCCTGCAGATCTCGCAGAATAGCCCGTATGGCACCGTATGGTTCGTTACGGACTGGCATATGCGAAATGTGACAGCGGCGCAAAAGGTTCAGGATACTGCGGATGCCACGGCGGCGGCGGTTGACTCCCTGACCACCACCGTGACGCAACAGGGTAATCTGCTGACCTCGACCGGCAACCGGACAACTCAGCTGGAAAACGGGCTGGCAACCACCAATGCCGCAGTGGCCAAAAAGGCTGATGCGACAGCGGTGCAGGATTTGACCAATACCGTCACACAGCTGGGCAATGACCTGACTGCTGCGAACAGCGCTATCACGAAACTGACCGGAAATCTGGTGAATACCGATAAAGCGCTGGCGCAGAAAGCCGATGCGACAGCGCTGGCCACGCTCGACACGAAAGTGACGCAGCAGGGCAAAACGCTGGAGAGCCAGAGCAATTCGCTGACGAACCTGTCGAACAGCCTCTCGCAGGTCGCGGCAGATATCGATGCCAGCGGGCAGATACCGGGTAACCTGGTCGTGAATCCCTCGTTTGAACGCGGGCTGGATGGTTACACCGGGCGGTCAACCGCTACCAGTGTGGTGGAGGTTTCCGTTCCTCTTAGCGGGACGCGGGCGCTGAAGGTTGATCCGGGGAATGTGACTCCGGGGCAATACATCCCGTTTGTTCAGGGGCGAACCTATGAAATCGGGGTGTGGGTCAAAGAACCCGGAGCGACGACGGATAATGGCGCGGGGAACAACAAGCTGCGGATCGGCAACTCTGCCGGCCAGCCGGTTTTTGAGCGTCCATACAACAGCGGTACTGTGGGGACAAACTGGACCCTGATTTCCGGTCGCTGGAAAGCGACGGAGACAGCCAGCCTGCCGGTGACGCTGAGTAACTATCTGATTAGCGGCAGCCGCTACTTCGATGATTTTTACGTCACTGACGTTACCGACCGGGTGGACATCGATGCCACCGCCGGCGCCGTTACCGGACTGACGAGCCGGGTCAGCACAGCGGAAGGGGCCATCACCTCACAAAGCCAGCAGCTGACGAACCTGCAGAACAGCCTGAACACGACCAACAGCAATGTGTCGAAGAAGGCCGATGCAACGGCACTGACTTCGGTCGATAACCGGGTGACAGAGGCGGAAGGGAAACTGACCACACAGAGCCAGCAGCTGACAAATCTGGCGAATGTGCTGACGGCCACCCGCAACGCCGGCGGCAACCTGATCCCGAACTTTGATTTTCTGCAGGGCAGCACGGCCTGGGATATTCAGTATCCAGCCGGTGTGACCTTTGGCGATTTCGGGGACGGGAAAGCGGGGGTCCGGCTGAACCGGACGACCACTACCAGCCCAGGCATTTTCTCCAACAACAACAAGCCGGTGCCGCTGAATGGCCAGCGCAAGTATCGGGTGGTGGTGAAGGCCAAAGGTGTTTCCGGCGCGATGAGTCTGCTGATCCGTCGCCAGAACAAAATCGGCCAGACGGACAGTACGTATGAGGATAAAACAGTCACGCTGACCACTGACTGGCAAACCATCACCTGGGAAACCGGATTGACGGCTGCCGGCGCGGACGGGCAGAACTTCAAACTTTATTCTCATCCGACAAACGGTGAAATCTGGCTCGATTCCGTCCGGGTGTTTGATATCACCGATGAAACCAACATCAAGGCGACCAGCGATGCTGTTTCGTCTCTTACCGGGACGGTGACGAACCAGGGGAACACCCTGACATCACAGGGGCAATCCATCACGGCGCTGAATAACGCGCTGGAAGGGGTCAAAGGCGATGTGGCGAAGAAGGCTGATGCGTCGGCGGTCAGTTCACTGACCAACCGGGTTACCCAGACTGAAAAGGATATCCGTAGCCAGGCCGACAGCCTGACCAGCCTGAATACATCGCTGAAACAGCAGGCGACACGGGGAGCCAACGTACTGCCGGACGGCAGTTTTGAATCCTATGCCGTCGGCGATGTTCTCAGTAATGCCCGCGCCGTTATCACCAGTGAAGCTGCTCACAGCGGGACCAAAAGCCTGCGTGTTACGCGCAGTACGGAGTACAACCCGAACGCGACGGATAATAACGATACCCATATCTTTTCGGGCATGCAGGTTCGCGATAACGCGGTCTATTACGTGGAGGCGTGGGTTAAGTTGCCGGCTGGCTCGACTGCCGATCCGACCGTTTATATGGTGCTCGGATTTTCCTTCCAGGATTCTGCCAATGGCTGGTCGTGGCCTGGCCTGAACGTGAAAGTCTCCGAGTTGTCGGTGGACAACTGGACAAAAGTCAGTGGCTATCTAACCAACAACCGAACCGCGCTGAAACAGGCAATGGTGAGGATCTCCATCCCGAATACACCAAAAGTTCGCCTGGGTGACGCCTTCCTGATTGATGATCTGATCATCACTGACGTGACCGATGCGAAAGCGGCGCTCGATGCCGCCGATGCGAATGCGCAGGCGCTTTCCAGTCTGTCCGCGTCAGTCACGCAGAACGGGAAGAATATTACGTCTCAGGGCAGCGCGATCACGAAACTGCAGTCGGATGTGACGCAACTTGGTAAGGATATCAGCGGCAAGGCCGATGCCAGCGCGCTGACGAATCTGACGACCCGCGTGACGGCTACCGAAGGCGGTCTGAAATCGCAGGGAGACAGCCTGACCAGCCTGCAGAACAGCCTGAACACGACTAACAGCAATGTGGCGAAGAAGGCTGATGCAACGGCGCTGCAGAGCCTGCAGAACACCGTTGAACAGCATGGCAGGGATCTGACCACGCAAAGCAGCGCGCTGACGAACCTGGAAAACAACTTTTCCTCCCTGGCCGTGGGCGGGACCAACCTTATCCGCAATGCGGACACACTGGAAGGATGGAGCAGCCGCCACGCCACAGAGACCTATCTGGGCGACCGCGTGGCCTACACCCGGCTGGCGAAAGGTGCATCCGGTTATACCCAGCTGGATGAACAGACGCTGGACGTTACCGGGCGTACGGAATTTGTATTCAGCTTCTATGCGAAAGGGGCTTATGACGGGCATGAGATGGCGAGTTATTTCTATAACCCGTCGAACACCACCACCACGGAAACCAGCCAGGGCGTTAAAGGCGGGGCCGGTGACGGCAAGGCGGTCACGAAACTGACCACCGCATGGGCGCGTTACTGGGTGAAATGGGTTATTCCTGCCACCAGTGGCACCAAACGGCTGATTGCCGCGCGTCTGGAAAGCGCGACGTCTGCGGACAAAGAAGTCTGGCTCTGCCGCCCTCAGCTGGAAACCGGGACCGTGATGACCGACTGGTCACCGAGTCCGGATGATGCGGCCAGCGGTATTACCGCGAACACATCGGCCATTAACAGCCTTACCAGTCGGGTGACGAATGCCGAGGGGCAGATGACCGCGCAGTCTCAGAGCATCACGAATCTGCAGAACAGCCTGAACACCACCAACAACAACGTGGCACAAAAGGCCAGTGCGCAGTCGGTGAGTGATCTCACCAGCCGGGTCAGCAGTGCGGAAGGCAAAATCACCTCCCAGGGGCAGGCTATCACGAAGCTGCAGGGCGATTTGAGCAGCACCACCGATAAGGTCAACACCAAAGCGGATCAGACGGCGCTTAACGCGCTGACTGGCCGGGTGGAGAAAACCGAGGCAGGCCTCACGGCAGCCAACAGCAACATCGTCAGCCTGACGGCAGCGGTGAACGCCGGGAATGCTGCCGGGGATGATTACATTCCAAACCCGTCATTTGATCCGGCGTATGACCGCATGGGTTATGACGTGGTGGAGACCACCGCCGATGGTGTGCCGGCTGATTGCCCGTTCAGGTATGCCGTCCGGCTGGCCGGGCGAGACCATGTGCCAAAAATTAACAACATCGCCGTGACGCCGGGCGACGTTTTCGAAATGTCTGCTCTGGTAGCGTGTGGTACCGGCAGCGCTGACTTTAACTTCTATATCGGTCGGGCCACCACCGCCACCGGTGGCATCGGAGCGAAAGCGTCCGGGGGCAACACCAGGACCACCACCGCGTGGAAACGAGCCACCTGGCGTTTTACGGTACCATCCGATACCAGCTTGCTGCGGCCGTTCCTGCAGGTTAATCAGAGCAGCCCGTTCGGCACCGTCTGGTACGCTGCCGACTGGCATATGCGTAACGTGACGGCGGCGAACAGTGCGCAGAAAACCGCAGATGCGACCGCAAAAGCGGTGGATTCACTGACCACCACGGTTAGCCAGCAGGGCGATACGCTCAGCAGCATCGGCACGCGGACCACCTCGCTGGAGAACAGCCTCCGGTCGACAAACGATACGGTGAGTAAAAAGGCTGACACGACAGCGGTGACGCAGCTGCAGGGCACGGTGACGCAGCAGGGGAATGACATCGCGGCAGCTAACAGCGCGCTGACAAAACTCAGCAGCGATCTGGCCACGACGAATGCGAACGTGAACAAAAAAGCGGACGCAAGCGCGATGAACACCCTGCAGAACCAGGTCACGGAGCAGGGCAAAACACTCAGTGCGCAGGGAGATTCTCTGACGCAACTGAGTAACAGCCTGAGCCAGACGGCAGCGGATATTGACGCCAGCGGGAAAATGCCGGGCAACCTCATTGTCAACGGCAGTTTTGAGCGCGGCGCGGCGGGCTTTACCGGCTGGAGCAGTACCGCGACGGTGGCCGATTTACAGGTTCCGCACTCGGGTAACAAGGCGCTGAAAATGTCCGCCGGCCAGTCGAACCTGGTCGGACAGGAAATCAGTATCACGCAGGGCCGTACCTACCGCATGGGGGTATGGGCGAAGCAGGACCCGGGAACCACGATTAAAGATGCGGGTAACACGAAGTTTCGTGTGGCTGACAGCACTGGCCTGCTGGTCGGCTCAAACTACGGACCGTTTAGTTCTGGCTGGCAACTGGTAACGTTTGACTGGAAAGCCACGAAGACCACGACGGCCAGTTTCCAGCTGACGACCTTCCTCAGCGCGGGGGCAATGTATTTCGATGATTTCCATGTCCTCGATGTTACGGATGAAAAGGATATCGCGGCTAATGCCGGGGCCATCTCTCAGATGAATACCCGGGTCACTGCTGCGGAAGGGGCTATCACCACCCAGGCGCAGCAGCTGACGAAACTCAGCGGTGATCTGGCCGTCACGAATGCGGCGGTCAGTCAGAAAGCAGAGCAAAGCGCTGTCACCGGGTTGACCACCCGGATGACGTCTGCCGAGGGTAAACTGGATTCGCAGTCGCAGCAGCTCACCAGTCTGCAGAACAGCCTGACCACGATGAATACTGAGCTGGGTAAAAAGGCTGACACGTCCGCGGTGAGTTCACTGACCGGTCGCGTCAGCCAGGTGGAAAACACCATCACCAGCCAGTCGCAGAGCATCACGTCGCTGACCAGCACCATCAATACCATCCGCACTCAGGGAGCTAATCCGTGGGTTGACGGTACGTTTGAAAGCTACAGCGATGGCCAGGTGCTGGGCGGGGGCGGCACCGCCGTTGTGGTGGCGTCTCAGAAATTCACCGGCAATAAGAGCCTGCAGGTGAGTCGAGGAGCGAACAACAACGGCAACAGCGATAAACAGCTTGGCACCTGGCAGTCAGTCCGTGAGGACGCGAAGTTCCGGTTTGAGTTCTGGGCCATGATGCCGGCGGATCAGGCACCCTCCTCCGGGTGGACAACGCTGGTCGGTATCCAGTCGCAGAATGCTGCCGGGCAAAATGCGTGGCAGGCGGCGGTCACTGTCAGCGAAGCCTCTCTGGGCGCGCGCGATAAGTGGGTGAAATTCACGGGGATCGCCAGTAACAACGGGGCGGGCAGAACACGCGCAGTGGTCTGGATCTCCACCCGTGGCGCCACCGGCAACGGTACCCCTGGCTATTCACTGTATATCGACGATCTGGTCATCACGGATGTTACCGATGCGAAAGCGGCACAGGATGCCTCTGACGCGACGGCGAGTGCCGTGAGCGGCCTGACTGCGCGCGTAACGGATGCCGAAGGGAAAATCACTGCCCAGGCGCAGCAGCAGACGGCACTGGCCACGAAAGTGGATAACGCCAACTCCCGCGTCGATAACATGGCGAAGACGCTGAGCGACAGCCAGAGCACACAGGCCAGCCTGAATACCTCGCTTCAGTCGCAGATTGACGCGCAGGCGGCCGCCAACATCAAAAACCAGACGACGCTGGACAACACGATTAAATCGGTGGCCAGTATCACCAGTACCCAGCAGACGCATGCAACGGCACTGGAGGCGCTGGCAACGCAGCAGACGACCCTGACATCCAGTGTCGGGGATCTCAGCGCTTCCGTTCAAAACACCGCTAAAACCGTGGCGGATGTGAATGGTACGGTGAGTTCGCTGTGGTCGATGAAGGTTGAGACGGTTAACGGGAAGAATGTTGGCGCGGGGATTACGCTGGGCAGCAATGGTGAAACGAGCGACATGATCCTCTATGCCGACCGCTTCTCGCTGTTTAACCGTAACAATGCGACGGCAGTGCCGGTGATGATTGCCGAAGGCAATGAACTGTATATCGATACGGCACGTATCAAAAACAGTTCCCTGACCTCAACCAAAATCGCGGACGGTTCCATCACGAACGCGAAGATCGGCAACGAGATCCGCTCGAATAACTTTGTTGACGGGTCGCAAGGCTGGCGTATCGCCAAGGATGGCTCTTCGCAGTTCAATAACGTGATCGTTCGTGGCAGGGTCGAAGCGAATAGCGGCGTGTTCCGTGGCACTGTCCAGGCGGATGCGTTCATCGGTGACATTGCGGTGGCAAAAGGTTACGACAGCCTGACCTTCCGACGCAACCAGACGGTACAGCGGAACGGTGCGTATCAGAACAGGGGATATAGCATGACAGTGGTTCTGGCCTGCACCTTGGTGTGCCAGACCTATGGGACGGGCAGTGGCCTGGGGTATACCTCTGATATTACGTTCAACATTGGTGGGCAGGAGGTAACCCGCCGTATCTTCGTCGATGCTGGTAACATCACAGCCGGCACCACGGCCTTTGAATTGCGGTTTGCCGCGCGCCTGGATGCTGACCACAACAATGTCGGCTTCTTTATCAAGGCTACAGGTCGAAATGCCGCGATTGATTACACCTGCACAGTCGAGAACATCACCGCAACCGCCTTTCGAACGGACAGCAGTTCATTTAGCTAACAGAGGCCCCGCCAGGGGCCTTTTCTTTTTCCAGGGATAATCATCCAGGAGGAACTTTATTATGGCGATGTATGAAGTCGGCACCGTCACGGGCGCAGCATCTCAGGCGCGGGTGACAGGAGCGACAACAAAGTGGTCACAGGTGGCGCTGGGGATACAGCCGGGGTCGATTCTGGTGGTCTACCGCAGCGGTAGTGCTGACCTGTATGCGATCAAATCCGTGGACAGTGACACGCAGCTGACGCTGACCCGGCATATCACCACCGCATTTTCCGGCGCCAGTTACGGCATTATAACCGCTGAAACCGCCAGTACCTCGTCGTTTGCTAACCAGCTGACCAGCGCATTTGCATTCTGGCGTAGTGTGGTGGAGGGCTGGTCGATGGCCCTGACCGGCAGTGGCAATATCACCCTGACTGACCCGATCACCGGAAAGCAGGTGACCGTGCCGGCGATAGGCGGGATGGCGAAGGCATCGGATCTTAACGCGCTGGCAAAACTCACCGGAGGAAACGACCTCGACGGCTCGCAGGTTATAACCAGCGATAATGCCGGTTTTATTCTCGGTAAGAACTCAGATCTGGCTCTGCTCAAAAAACAGGGGCAAGGCGGGACAATTGCCGTTGGCTCGGGAACACCGTTCAGGGTTCAGCGTTCAAGAGCGACCACTGTGTCACCGTCAGATACCTTTGATGACATCCTCGTTATTGGGACCGATAACCAGACGACTTTGCCCGGTGGGTTATCAGCTGGCGGCAACATCGATAACACGTCAAAGGGGAAGGTTCTGACGCAGGCGATCGAGCTGTCAATGAGCACGCCTTACATTGACTTCCACTACAACGGCAGCAGTGCGGATTATACCGCTCGCCTTATCCACGACAGGCAGAACCGCCTGAACGCGCAGGTACAAAGTTTTTGGGTAACGGACGGGAGGATCACAGCATCATCGACCATGCCAGCAAACCCAGCCATCGGAACGCAACTGACCTCCAGTCCGGTACGCTCATTGATGGCCGGGCGCGGGGCCTATGGTGACGTGGACGGGGCTTACGTACAGATGTACATGGAAGAGCAGGTCGGGACTGAGCACCGGCTTGTGCTGTACGCGGATGGGTTCGGACGTACTGACGCATGGATATTCCGTGCTGGCGGCACCATTTCCACTGGCAAGGGGGACGTCCTGACTACCGGCTCAGACGTGCGGCTGAAAGAGGATTTTACGGAACCTCAGGAAGGTGCCTCCAGGCGCATTAACGCGCTGGGGGTATGCGAGTTCAATATGAAGGGCGAAACACGCAGGAGGCGTGGGTTTATAGCCCAGCAAGCTGAGAAAGTTGATGACCTGTATACCTTCCCCGGCATCGAGCAGGAGATTGATGGCGAAAAATTCAGGGTGATGAATGTGGATTACACGGCCATCATCGCCGATTTGGTGACCGTGGTACAGGATTTGATTAGGCGAGTTGACGACCTAGAAAGTTGAGGAGCATAAAAAATCCCCCGGAGGCACTTGCCGGGGGCAACTGAAACGACATTAATTGCTGTGTACATCACAGAATAATTTGCAGTAAACGATAAGTAAGTTCAAGTAAAGTTCTACTGGTCAGATGTTGTGTCGTTTTTTAATAACCTACCAAAATTAATAATGCAATAGTGCTAAATCCTGTTGGGTTTTCATGTTTAAGGATTTAAAACTAAAGTAATACTTTTCATCAGATAGAAATCATAAAAATAGATTCAGGGAAATGGATGCTAAATATTATTATTGACACGTTTATAATTAATTGAGGTGCAATCTTGTAATTTTTACACCTATGTTATAAATTTGTAATGCAGGGCAGTTTTATCTTGTTATTTCGTGGGTTGTAGTGATATCGGTTCTTAGCGATTTTTAATAGGCTTTCTATGTTAACAAATTTCCCGGATGAAAAATACATATCTGATAGAAATTCATCGTTTATTAAACGAGTATTTTTTTTACGTCAGATAGGTGTCGTTCTTTGCTTTCTTCCTATATATTCTGTCCTCCAGGAGCAGTCACATCAAAAAATAACAATAGCCTTGTTAATTCTGAATGCACTCATCTGGCCATCGGTTGCTTATCTGGCAAGCATGATGTCGAAGGATATGCTGGGTACTGAAAAAAAGAATATGATACTTGATTCATTCTGGGCTGGTATCTGGATAGCCGTAATGCAAATTAGTCCAATTCCATCATTATTCATAATTTCAGTTCAAATAGCTGATCGCTATGCTGCTGGTGGATGGAAAATTTTAAAACCAGCATTAACGTGTATGATGATTAGTTTCCTGGCAGTTTGGTTAGCAAATGATTTCAGATATACGATTGAATTCAGTACCCGAACGGTATTGCTTTCTTTACCCTTGGCAACCTGCTATCCCATTGTATTGAGTGTAGTTTCAAGACATTTATCTATAAAGTTGAGGAAAAGAAGGGAGTTACTGGAAAAGCAGGCCCTGATGGATCCTGGTCTAGATCTTCCAAATCGCCGTTTTTTTGAGCAGAAAATGGAAAGTGCTTTTCGTGCGACGCGTAAAAAAAGAATTCATTCATATCTTATGCTCATTGATGTTGATAATTTTAAAAAAATTAATGATACCTATGGTCATGAAGTAGGCGATGCGGTGTTATCTCGTATATCAACAATATTACGAGAGTGCGCTGGTGAGAAGGACGTGCCAGCAAGAATTGGTGGCGATGAGTTGGCTATAATTGTTAACAACAGTAATAGCAAGCTTGTTATAGCTATGGTTCATTTAATTCAAAAAAATATTAAAGATCTTTCATTGCCTTCCCACAAAGATATGTACTGTACCGTCAGTATCGGTATTTCTTGTGCAGAAAATAAAGAATCAATCATCGAGTGGATCAAAGAGGCTGATGAAATGTTATATGAAGTTAAACGTAACGGAAAGAATGGATATTGTATACCAAATAATTGAAGATGATATGATTTCTTTTCTCATGATTTTATACATATATATGTTTAAGAACGTTCATTATCCACAGTTTTAACAAGGATTAATCTCTTCGAAACCACAAGCGCCTTTCAACTTACATTGGACATCTGCCACCCAAGTCATTCGCTTGATGCAACTATCTGATCCAAATAGTTTTAATAATGAAATCATTTTTCTTTTTTTACCTTTTTTTTCATTTGATTTGAATAATCGATCGATACTCAAAGTATGATAGTTTTTGCCTATCATTAGATCGTTATCGATCATTTTAAACTATTTCTCTTTCATATTAAATTATGACACGATTAGGATTATTCTTAGTTCCGGTGTTTTTTTAATGATAAAGAACAGTGTGGAAATAGAATCCTGTAGATTTGTTTTAGAACCATCTTACAAAAAAGATGGTTCTGTACATTCTTGGGAAATTCTCACGAAAAATGTTAAAAAAAAGAATGCTAATGGTTATCTTGCTAATGAAAGTGCTTTTTGTTTCAGCGCACTAAGTGACAAAGAAAAAATCGATTTGTTTAATAAGCAGATATTAACAATTGAAGAAATTGACGCTTCTAAATTGAATTTAAAGCCAGTTTCGTTGAATGTTGACAGCCTAATTAGCGATTACATCTTGAATGATAAATATATTAGCGATTACTTAAAAAAACAAAAAAACATTGCCTTTGAGATTAACGAAGAGTTTCATGAATTTAATACTAAATGCTGTATGAGTGACTTAAAGTGTCTTTCGAAATTGTGTCCAGTATGGCTGGATGATTTTGGGAGGGGCTTAACAAGTATTACAATTATTCAGATGTTTAATTTTGAATGTATAAAAATCGATAAAGATTATTTCTGGGAAATACAGTATGAGAGTAAATTATTTAAGGTATTAAATGAAGTAAAATCATACTGCAATTTCGTAATTGTTGAGGGAGTTGAGACAATAGAACAAAAAAATAAAGTACATTCTGTTGTTGATTGCGCTTGCCAGGGAAGGTTGTGGATGAGCGATTACTATTATGTCGAGATTTAAAATAAATGATAACAAAAGATGAAAAATGTCCATTTTGTGGTGCATATTTAATTGCTGAGGACCGCTGCCAAAGTTGCCATGCATTTCAGATTAAAGGGTATGTATCAAGAGACGCTCGCAAAAGAATTAATTTGGTATCTATCGGTACGTCTTTACTGGTAGCGCTCTTTGGAATCTTAGTTGTGTTTCTGGTATCTTTCGGTATCGGTGCGTATATTACTATAATTGCGCTTTCTCTTGTTTTTTATTTTATTATGAAAAAGATTCTGTATGTAAAAGAAGAGAAAAAAGGGAAGATGGTTTGGAAAAGAGCAATAATTACATGGTAGATAATTATTAAAATAATATTATAGTGATGGCGCTTTCAATCAAAGCCTCGAATTTCGAGGCTTTTTTATAGTATTTTTATAATGCTTTCAAAGCATGAATTAGAACATCCGAAATATTTAACCCGACTCACAGGGAGTGAGTATTATTGGCTAATAATTCACTATCCAGATGAGCTGAAAAACTCAAAGCCAGTTATCAAAACTGAAAATATACTAATGAATTTCAATAGGTTAGGGCTTAGGCTAAAAACATTAACCACATATCAAAAATACCTATTTTTCTTTTTAAATCAATAAGTAATGATGTTATTAGTTAACTACTGCTGCGCCATATGCAGTGGTTCGAAGCCGCAGACCTGATCGTCAAAGGCATGGAAGGCGCTATCGCCGCCAAGACCGTGACCTATGACTTCGAACGTCTGATGGAAGGCGCTAAACTGCTGAAATGTAGCGAGTTTGGCGACGCGATTATCGCGAACATGTAA